CCCGCACCCCCTTCGCCCCCACCGGCCCCTCCCGCCGTGCCTTCTGGAGTGTGGCCATCCGTTTTCCCAACGTCGACCCCTACCCCCACCCCTACACGTACCCCACGCTTACCCCCACGCCCACCGGCCCCATTCACACCAACGGCCACACCCTGCAGCGCCCCAACGCCGCCCCGTGGCACCCTTACCCCGGGCTGTGCCTGCCGAGTGCGATGCCCCGGCATGTGCTGGCACCCACGTTGGTGGTGCTGGGGTGGAGTGGCGAGCAGCATCGCTGGAGGGGCATGCCCAAGCTGACCGCAGCCCTGCGCCAGGCAGCCGCGCAGTACCCCGCATACCTCCAGGACTTCCAAAAGTGTGGCCATCTGGACCCTGCCACCCTTCCGCCCCCTGCCGGCCAGCCGCCAGCCGCCAACATGCCCCCTCCTGCCCCCTTCACCCTGCCCGACAGCCTGTGCCTGCCGCCGCTTTCCCCCCAGCTGCCTCTGGCCGTCGAGATTGAAAAGACGACATTGGAGCCGTTGCTGGGGGCGGGGATACATGAGGTGGCGCGTGTGAAGGCGGAGCAGTGGGGCGGGTTGCCGCCGCTGGTGGTGCACAACCCGCTGAATGAGAATGTGAGGTTTAACATGCGGCGTGCGGAGTGGGAGGTAATACGCAACACGGGCCGGCCGCCGAAGGTGCGGACGCACCTCCTGGCGTTCTGTGAGCAGACGCCGCCGTGTGTCTTCCACGTCCCTTTCGCCGCCGTGCAGCGTGTGTGCAGTGGGAAGTACCTCGGGGGCCTCCCGGGGGACATCACCCGGATGGCCGACTATGTCTACAACGTGACTTGGGAACTGAGCAAGTGAAAACTACCAAAACCACCCCCGCCCCCACAAGTGTGGTTATCAACCCTCATGAGGCCCCCCACTGGAACTCCGAATCCGAAACCGACTGGCCTGCTGGCGGGGTGTGGGCGGTGGTGTGGGCGGTGCCGCTGGGGCAGGCGGTGAGGGTGGGGCCGATGCAGGTGCTGAGGTGGGGGAGCCTGCGGATTGTCCGTTTCGGCAACGCGACGGGCAGGGACAATTACTGGGCGGCGCTGAATGAGTGGAACAAAGACGCTCTTTCCACTAATGAAACCCTCTACGCCAGCATGAAGCGGAAGGGTGAGATGGGCTGGGCAATGAACCGGGGGGCGTTGGTGCCGGTGTACCGCATGGTGTGCATAAAGCGGGCGCAGCTGCCGGCGTTTGTGCCGTGGAGGCGGAGGGCACCGGTGGTGCCGGAGCGGACGCGGTACTTGGAGATGGACACGTATGTGGTGGATGAGTTGAAGGGCATGTGGATTGAGGTCACGTTCCCGTTGAACGCCACGTATGAGAACTCCCGCACGCTGGGCGGCCCCATGCCGGTGGGCAAGTGGGCGCACCTGTGGGCCTACGCCACCAGTGTGGCCATCAATCGCTTCGAGGTGGAGCAGACGCGGCTGCCGACGCGGGGGTTTGAGCCTCACTCCCTGCCGTGCCGGCAGTGGGTTGCGCCGTATGGGACGCTGAGGCGCGTGGCGGAGAATACCGTCGACCAAGTTGAGCCTCACCCCCTTCAGCCTCCGAAATGCCCGGAGCTGTGGGGGGCGGCGTGTGAGGCGCTGGGGTGGCCCCCGGAGCCCAAGGCGTACCCCCACCTGCGCGGCCTGTGGCAGGGCCAGGAGCAACGAAGAATCATCGTGGCGGATGGCAGATGGGGGGCCATCCCTGCCAACCCCTATCTCGTGCCGTAAACCCCCAGCCAACCCCACACACAACCCGGCCACCCCGTGTGGCCCCCACCAACACAAACTGTGGTCATCCTATGAAGAACTTCCCTGAAATCCCCATGCAGACCCGCGGAATGCTGCCGTATGACGATAACCATCTGCGGGAACTCAGCCTCCTGGCGTGCGCATTCCTTCCTTGAAGGGCGCGGCGGCGTGATGTACGAAAAGAGTGAGCACTGGGAAAAGGAGCTGCAGGCCGGCTTCGTCGTGGTCGCCGTGGACCAGCCGGAAATGGACTGAGATTGGTTCGAGCGCTATGAGAGCCTGCACCTGTACCCCGGCATGTGGATATACGGACAGAAGGGGATGCCGCCGTGGCTGCTGATGCAGCAGGCGGTAGGGCACATTACCCGCTACCGGGCACCTAATTCCACCAAGACGCTGTGGGACAAGCTGGTGGCGGCGCGGCCGCCCCGCACATGGACGCTGGACTGGAAGAAGTTCGTCAGCGTCCAGACCGGCCGGGAGTGGGAACGCCGCATCTTCGGCCGCCGCTACCTGCTGTGCGGGCAGCCGTACTGGAGCGCGGCGACGGTGCACATGGCGGGCACCGAGCTGGAGCTGCGATACATGGAACAGCTGGCAGGGCCAGGGCAGACGCAAGTGACACAGCTGACCGTAGAACACGGCCTCATCAGCATCTCCCACCCTTGGTACTGGCCGCAGGCGGTGCTGCAGCGCATGTACCACGAGCATATCAAGGGCTTTTACGACATTGAGGTGTAGCCTTATAATGCTACAAAACTGTAGCAATGGAGGTAAGAATGAACAGTTACATCAACCCACTGGCGTTCCGTGATCGGTATGCGCAGGACTATTACAAGGTGGACAGCGTGCAGGAGCTGCTGAACAGGTGGCCGGGGTGGGCGGTGCATGCTGAGAAGGAAATCCTGGACATCAAGGGCAGCTTGGAACCGGAGGTGCGGAAGTATATCCAGGTGCAGGATGTGCTGGAGCGGCTGGCGGGCAGTGGGCGGCTTGCGGTGCCGAACCTGCAGGAGGTGAGTGTGCGGGAGGATGCGCTCGCGGTGTTTGACAGCATCGTGCCGCCGGCGTGGGCGGTAACGCTGGAGGTGCCCTATGTGGTGCTGTGCGGTCCGGAGCTCAAGAACCCGGACCTGCAGGCGGCGCGCAAGATACCGACAGGGTGGTATGGGATGACCACGGGTACTCTCGTAGTGGCGGTGCCGGAGCTGGACATGTGGGCTACTGCGCTGCTGGAGTGTGTCAAGAGGGGGTGGATGGACGCCCAGGGGCTGGTGCACCTGTGGGGGCAGCCGCATGAGACCCTGCCCGAGATGGCGTTCAAGCCCATTCTTATCTTCACTGGCCGCAACGCAAACCTTCAAAAGCTCGAGCGCATGGTGGGCAAGGACGAGATGGACCGCCCCGTCCGCCTGTGTGGCCATCGCTGGGCGCTGTGCTCGCAGCTCACGATGGGGCAGACGCTGTGGGTGCTGGGCCGGCTGTGGGCGGAGGGGCTGATGGGCCGTGCGGTGGTGCCGCAGCAGCTGCTGAAGATGTGTGAGATGCTGAACCTGAAACAATACGAACCGAGGTGGTTTGAATGAAGATCTACGATCTGTGGTTTGACTATGAGCAGGACAAGAGCAACGCTGGGCAGCTGCTGGAGCTGCTAAAAACCGACCCGGCGACCTTTAAGGCAGAGTTCGAGCTCTGCGACCAAGATGCCGAAGGGGGCGAGACCTCTCTGCAGTGGCTGCAGCGGGAGCTGCGCATGAAGCCCGAGGAACAGCACGATGTGATGTACAAATTCGTGCACTCCTGGAAAACCGCGATGCAGAAGCGGGGGCGCGAGACGGGGGCGGTGCCGCCCGGCGGTTATTGCGTCCATCCGTTCATCGTGGAAGTGGACATGGATGAGACGTCCGCCGAGGAGCTGTTCGCGCTGCCCGTGTTTGCCGCACAGCAGCGGTGGTGCCTGATTGTGGAAGTGGACAGCACGGGCGAGGGGGTGGGCAGTGGGATTTACCAGCACGTGGAAGATGGGTTGGGGGCGCTGCCGAACAACATGGGGGCGGTGCATTGGATAAGCCACGGGGTGTGGGTGTACTACGCCCAGGGCTACCAGTTTAGCCGTGCGGAGGTGTACGACTACATGGCGCGGCACAAGCTGCTGAATAGGATGCCGTGGCCGAAGGTGGTGCACGTGGTGAACCCGGACCTGCGCATGACGGACGAGAACCCGCTGCTGGAGTGGGCGGACTGGACGGAAAAGCCCTACGCGCACAGCCGGGGTGTGAAGTGTTGCCGGGTGGCCGCCATGGATGCGGATGTTGTGCCGGCGGTGGCAAAGAGGTGCCACGATGGGTACTTTACGGCCGGCACGAGGGGCAGGGCGGCGGTGGTGGAGGTGCCTGTGGGGTGGCCGGATGAGGCGTACATGTATGCGCTGGCGGAGGCCGTGCGGCGGTGGCCCAGCACCTACAATTTCCTGTCTTTCATGGTTCAGGAGAGTGAAGAATGAACTTGCCGGGTTACATGCAGGAGCTGCTGGACGGGATGACGCAGAAATGCGCCTACCATGGGCACGTGACGGCGGCGGCCTGGAACGTGGTGTCCCGCGTCCTGGAAGACACGCCGGAAGAGGGGTGGAGGGGCAGGATGGGCGAGGCGCTGGGCTGGGAGGTGCCTAAATGGGTACCCCGGGAGCTGGAGGTGGTGCTGGAAGCGTACGAAGAAGCATGCGACTCTGGTGACGCGCCGGACGCCAAGTATTACGAGCTGTACGATAACCACAGGCAGTGGGTGCACCTGCTGCCAGGGCAGCGCCCCGCCGGCTTCTTCCTGCGCAAGTTCCCCAGCTGGCACGTGGTTATCCAAGAACGCGACACCCCGGGCAATTTGGGCCCCGTGGTGCACCTGGAAGGCGGGGATGAAAAAGAGGTGGTGCAGGAGCTGTGCCTGCAGGGGCTGCAGCCGCTGCTGGACCCCAAGAAGTGGATCTATGTCTGGCCGGACGTGCTGGCCAGTGAGAAGGAAGTGGAAGCGTGGTGGACGGTGGCCAGGCTGAAGAACGTGGCGCTGGTGGTGGCCTGCACCAAGAACGTGGAGCAGCTGATGCGCAACACCATGCCCAAGGCGGTGAACATCTGTTTCGGGCAGGACTATAACTGGGAGTGCACCTTCGTGTGGACGCCGCCGGATTGGTCTCCCAGCGTGGGTGCCGGCTTTTGCTTGGCCATGGCCCCCAGGGCCGTGGATGACGACTTCCTGACAATCGAGGAAAAATTCATGGAGGGCATGGAACGTGCTGCAGATTGACGTATTCGCCATCGACAAGTTCATTAACCTGTGCAGGGCAAACAGCGTGGCCTACTGCGTGTTCCCCCGGGGCGTGCCGGAGCTCAAGCAGGACTGCGGCAACGCCATGAGCACCGGGAAGCCGTGGGTGGCGCTGGTGACGGGGGCGAGGCTGCGGGAGGTGCAGCTGGAGCTGCACAAGTTCAAGTACCCCTTCGTCATCTTGGGCTACTCCCCCAGTGTGGTCATCATGGGGTCCATTTCTGCCAGCAACATCTTCCCCATGACCGTTGCGGAGGATGACGATGGGGCTTTCGTGAAATTCAACCAACGGTGGCAAAGTATGCAAGAGAGCCTCGAGATGCAGTACGTGGAGTACTGGCTCGAGAAGAGCAAAACGGTCACGGAAGCCTGCCGCAACATGCGGTACAGCCGCAGCACCTTGTATCGCAAGATCGAGAACTGGTGGTGCACGGAAGGCGAAGGGGCGGCGGCTTGGCTGGCAAAACGGATGAAATGACATGGCAAAGAGTGTTGAAAAGGGCAAAGAGAGCGAACGGGAAATCTGCCGCCTGTTCAACGGCATCGTGTGGGACGTGAGGGGCGGGGATACGTCCCAGAATTGGTTCCTGCGCAACGTGCACCAGGCCGCCCACGGCGGCGCGGACATCCTCAACCCCTGCGGCTGGAGCATTGAGGTTAAGAACCACAAGAGCGCGAGCGTGGGGGCGTGGTGGCTGCAGTGTGTGGAGCAGGCCACGCGGACGGGGGAGCGGCCGGTGCTGGTGTGGAAGCATACGTTTAAGACCCCGTGGATGGCCCGCCTGTACGTGTTCCCCGCTCGTACCGCCGCAGCGGCCGCCGTGGGGCCGGGCACGCTGGCGGTGGCAGACATGACGTTGGATGCCTTCTGCCGTATCCTTCGGTTTGACGTGGAACAGATGTATGAAAAACAGAAAGCGGGCCTCGACCTTGGACCCTACGTGGTACAGAACAAGGTGTATGCACGGACGGCAGCGCCCGTCCAAGCTGGTGCGGGCCGTGGCGCTGCTGGCGTTGATGCTGATCTTGTGGTGGGTGACTGGAAATGAATGAGTTCACCTTCGCGGACTTGTTCTGCGGCGGTGGGCTGGCCACCATGGGGCTCGTGGAGGCCGGCGGCCGCCCCGTGTGGGCGGTGGAAGCGGACCGCGTGATTGCCAACGTGTATGATGCGGTGCAGGGGCCAGGCGTTAAGGTGCTGGATGACAGGCTGCACGCGGGGTGGCTGCCACCGGAGGGGACGCCGGAGGTGGATGTGCTGTGGGCCAGCCCGCCCTGCACGGAATTCAGCGTCGGCAATAGCAAGCTCACGGCGCTCAGTGACGTGGCGGACCTCTATGAAGCGGCCGCCATCATTGCGTCCCGGCTGCGCCCCCCGTGTGGTCATCATCGAAAACGTCTGGCAGGTGGGCCGCTACCCCGTGGTGCAGCGGGCTATGAATGTGCTCAAGGACACTTACCCGCACGTGGCCACGTTCCGCCTCTGCGCCACGTACTTTGGCACCTACGCGCAGCGTGACTGCATGTTCCTGGTGGCCCATTGCCGCAGTGATTTGCCGATGGCCACACAGCTGCCCAAGCATGCGCCGGAGGTGCCAGGGCGGGGGTGGGCCGGGGCAGTTCGGGACCCCTCGTGGCTGCACGGCAAGCGGCTGGGGGATTTCCGCAAGAAGAACATGCCGGAAGTCTTGGCCGCGCTGCGCAGGGATGTGGACAGCGGCAAGGTGGTGGATGGGCAGGTGATGGCGCTGGAGTATTTCGGTACCACCCGCCGGCTGAAGTCCGATAAGGAAAACTTGGCGGCGCTGCACTGCAAGAGCGGCATTAGTTGGGTGCGTGTGAACGCCAAGGATGTGGAGGCCAGCCCCACGGGGGTGATACAGCCGGCACAGGCGGCGTGGCTGATGGGCTGCCCGAATTGGTTTGAAGTGTTCATGACGGACATGGGTGTAACCAAGACGCTACAGCACCGCATTATCGGCAACGGCGTCAATTGTCGCGTGGCCCGACAGCTCGGCATTGCCGCTCGCAACACTCTGGCCCACGCCCGCTAAATCGTTAGCTCCTGGCGTATACTTTGTTGAAAACGGAGGTACGCCACCATGCAGCTTTCTTGGGGTGCAAGAGTATCACCAGAGTTCTGCCATGAGGTGCTGGAAGTGTCGCGTCGGCTGGGGGTGCAGCCGAATTACCTCATGGCAGTTATGGCCTTTGAAACAGCGGAAACCTTCCGCGCAGATATCCGCAACGCTGCGGGCAGCGGTGCGGTAGGCCTCATCCAATTCATGCCAGGCACGGCCAAGCTTCTTGGCACCAGTGTGTCTGAGCTCATGGAAATGACGCCGGTGCAGCAGCTGAAGTACGTCGAGGCGTACTTTGAGCCCTACCGGGGGCGGCTGCGCACGCTGATGGACGTGTACATGGCGGTGCTGTACCCCGCTGCCATTGGCAAGGGCGGCGCTTTCGTGCTGTTCAAAGCCCCCTACATTGCGTACCGGCAGAACGCGGGGCTGGACTGGGACAAGGATGACCACATAACCGTCGCGGAGGCAACGGAGGGGCCGTCACGGAAGCTGGTAAAGGGGCTCGCACCGGGCAACGTTCGCACCTTCATATAATCCGGCGCATGCTAGACCAAGATCCGTGGAAAATCTGGTGGGTAAAGAGCGGCGTCATGGTGGTTTTTGCCATCCTGGGCGGCTTTCTTGGCCACGTCATGCGCGTACTGGATAGCCGGCACCGCGTGGTCTGGTCACGAGCTCTGTTTGAGGCCTTCGCGGCGGGCTTTGTGGGCGTGCTGGTGCTGCTGCTGTGCAACGCGATGGGGCTGAGCGACCAGTGGACGGGCGTGGTGGTGGGTGTAAGCGGGTGGCTGGGGGCCAACGCCAGCATAGGGATGTTAAGCGGTATAGTGCTGCGTAGGCTAGGAGTGGCGCAGAACTACGGGGATGAGGGAATTGCATATGGTCCGACTCGTTACGTGGGTGCTAACCAGAAAGCGGCTGCTGATGGAGTACCTGCTCCTGGCGATGTTCTTGATGGCGGGGGGCCTGTGCGTGGGAATGTGGGCGGCGAAGAAGGGCCTGATCGCTGACCTGGAAGGCACGCGCCTGTACCTGCACACCGTGAGCGAGAAGCTGGAAATGGCGCACCAAGAGATAGCGGTGCAGCACCAGCAGCTGGAGCAGATGAAAAAGACGGGTGCCGCCAACAGTGTGGCCATCCACAACATGGTAACTCAGTGGGAACGTGTCAACCGTGAAAACGACGCCATGCGCTCAAGGCTCCAAGACCTGGAACGCAAAGACCCGTCCGTGGCTAATTGGCTGGATGTGCCTATTCCCGATGCTCTTGGGGGCCTGCTCAACAGCGCCAACGCTGCCACCCAAGGAACGGGTCGTGGTGCGGGTGGTAAAGTTGAAACCGGACGGGCTGCTGGAACCGTGCCCGGAGGTGCAGTACGGCAAGATAACCACAAATAGGGAGCTCCTGGCGGCGTATTTGGCGGAGCGGGAAGCGCTTGGCCTGTGCCGTGCGCGAGTGCATTCGCTTATACTGTGGTATCAAGAAGTGGAAAACGGTCATGGGAACGCAAACGGCTTTTGATATCAGCGAAATGAAGCAGGGGTACCTGACCCCTGATGAACGGCTGCTGAGGGATGAGTTCGTTAAGGAGTACCTCAAGGACTTCGATCCCTACAAGGCTGCCCTCCGCATGGGGTTCCAGAGGGTGTTTGCAGAGGACCAGGGGCAGGAGCTGATTAACGACCCCTACGTCCAGGCGCAGCTGCCCAAGATTCGTCCTGAGCCCAAGGATCAGTTCGAGTCCGACCGTCAGCTGGTCATGGACACGCTGCGCAGGGCGGCGCAGAATGGGCCCTTCAACACTCAGGTTCAAGCCGCTACAATGCTCAGTAGGATTTTGGGCATCGACAAGTTCAATGACAGCACAACGGCAAGCCAAGAGCTCGCGCAAGCGTTCCGAGACTTCAGCGAGAACCTCGCAAGAGATAGCAAGTATTGACCAGGAAGCGCATGAGCTGCTGCGGCGCAGTTTGAAGGGCAAGAACAGCATCCCGTGGACGGTGAAACAGGTGCTGGAAGGAAACGACACGCCAGGGCAGCGCAAGCGCATGAAGAAGATTGAGCGTGCTGTGCCTGCACGTGTGGTTAACAACCTGCACGATGACTGAACATGGCAAGCGGCAACCCCATGCTAGACCGGCAGATGGGCCGGTGGTACCCGCTGAAGGAGCACCCGGTGCAGCTGGCGCTCATGAAGGCGGTGCAGAATGGCGTGAGGTTCCCGCTGGTGCCTGCAGGCCGCCGCAGTGGGAAAACGGAACGCGCCAAGCGCTTCCTAGCTCAAGAGGCCATGGCCAATGGTGGCGGCATGTACTTTGCCGCCGCCCCTACCTACGCGCAGGCGAAGCGCATTTGGTGGGACGACATGAAGGCGCTCACGCTGAGCGTGCTGCACCCGAAACAGCCCAGCGAAGGGGAGCTGAAGATCTACCTGCCTAACGGCAGCGTGATACAGATCCTGGGCCTGGACACGCCGCAGCGCATTGAGGGTGTGAACTGGACCGGCGGGGTGATTGACGAAATTGCCGACGTGAAGAGTGCCAGCATGGAAGCGAACATCATGCCGGCGCTGAACACGGTGGACCCGCGACGGCCACACTACCGGGCGTGGTGCTGGTTCACGGGCGTGCCGGAAGGCCTCAACCATTACTACGACATGTGCGAGTACGCGCAGACGAGTAATGACCCGGACTGGAAAGTGTTCCACTGGAAGAGCGCGGAAATCCTGCCCCCGGACGTCATTGAGGCGGCCAAGCGCACCATGAGTGCGAAGCAGTACCGCCAGGAATACGAGGCCAGCTTTGAGACGGCCAGCGGCAGGATTTACGAGGATTACGGCCCGCAGAACCATTGCAACGAGACCATCAAGGAATGGGAAGAGCTGCACTGGATGCATGACCAGAACTTCACGCCGCTCAGTAGCGCCGTGGCCGTGCTGCGCATGGGGGTACCGTTCCTGCTCGATGAGGTGGTGCTGGAAAACGCGGTGAGCCGGCAGAGTGCCCTGGAGTTCGTTGAGAAGTTCCGTGACCACAAGAACAAGATGGTCTACATCTACGGGGACCCGGCGGGGCGGGCCGGGGAGAAGCACGGGCACAAATCGGACTACACCGAGATTGAAACCGTGCTGCGGGAGGCCGGCTGGAAGTTTGAGCGCAGGGTACGGCCCAAGCATCCGGCCATCAAGGATAGGCAGAACGCGGTACGGGCCAAGGTGCTAAGCGCGGACGGCCGGCGCTCGCTGTTCGTTAACCCGCAGACGGCCACATGGTGTCACAAGGCCCTCGCCACGGTGCAATTCAAAGAGGGCTCCACGTTCCAGGAAGACGATACGAACAAGTATCAGCACATCAGCACGGCAATCGGGTATTTTGTGGACTGGCATTGGCCCATGGGTCGCATTCAAACGCGCAGCGGCGCAGCAACGGGGTTCTACTAATCATGGCTGGAGTTCAGAACGTTCACCCTCTGTACACCCTCAACATGGAGGACTGGGAGCTGCTGCGGGACAGCTACCGTGGCCAGCGCGCCATCAAGAATGCTGGTTCAAAGTACCTGCCACCCACCAAAGGGATGCGCATCGACGGCCTTGGGCCGGGGCAATGCGGGGCGGATGCCTACAATGCGTATCTCCTGCGTGCGGTCTACCACGAGTTCGTCAAGGAAGCCGTGGAGACGTTCATTGGCATGATGTGGAAGAAGCCGCCCACCATTAACCTACCCAAGGGGATGGAAGGGATGCGGGAGCATGCCACGCCGAATGGGGAAGGGCTGATGATGCTGCTGCGGCGCATCAACGAGGAACAGCTGGTGAGCGGCCGGGTGGGGCTGCTGCTGGACCTGCCCAGTGTGGTTAACGGCGAGCCGGTGCCGTACCTGGCGATGTACACCGCGGAGAGCATCCGGAACTGGGACGACCGGGAGTTCAACGAAGGTGAACAGACCCTGAACCTCGTGGTCCTGGACGAGAGCGGCATGGTGCGGCAGGACGATTTCAGCTGGAAGCGGGCACAGAAGTTCCGCGTGCTGCAGCTGGGGGACCTGCTGGCCAACGAAACGAAGGGCACCTACCGCCAGGGCGTGTTCACGGAGGACACGTCCCTGGAGTACACCCCGGACACCATGATTACGCCGGCCATACGCGGGGTGCCGCTGCGGCAGATCCCCTTTGTGTTTATCAACTCCAAGGATAACTCTGCGACGCCCGACCGGCCGCCGCTGCTGGGGCTGGCCAACCTTGCGCTCACCGTCTACCGCAGTGAGGCGGATTACCGCCAGAACCTGTTCATGCAGGGCCAGGACACGCTGGTGATTGTGGGTGAGGTGCACCGCAACGTAGGGGAAGGGGAAGAGCCGCTGCGCACGGGTGCAGGTAGCGTGCTGCAGGTGGAGCAGGGCGGGGAAGCACGGTACATCGGCGTCAATAGCCAAGGGCTGCCGGAGCAGCGCCAGGCGCTGGAAGCGGATTTGGTGCGTGCGCAGAGCATGAGCGGCAGGCTGCAGAGTGGCACCGTGAACTACGAAAGCGGCCTTGCCCTGCAGGTGCGCATTGCGGGGCAGACTGTGACGCTGAACCAGATTGCCACAAGCGCGGCGCAGGGGCTGGAGAAGCTGCTGCGGATTGCTGCGGAGTGGCTGGGGTACAACCCGGCAGAGGTGGAAGTCAAGCCGAACCTCGAGTTCGCGGACTACGAACTGTCCGGTAAGGACTTGGTGGAGTACATGAATGCCAAGGCCATGGGCGCGCCCATCAGCATGCTCAGCATCCACAACATGATGGCCCAGCGCGGCATGACGGACATGACCTACGAGCAGGAGCTGGACCAGATTACCAAGGAAGGGGCCGACGGCGAGGTTATCCCGCTTACCCAAGGTACGCGCCTGGATACGAAGCTGAAGGACGCCAGCCCGAGCGACGCCTGATTAGGGGGGCCACGCGGTGAAGACCAAGAGCACGAACCACAAGCTCTACGATGAAATGATAGCGAAGCAGGCCCAGCTGCACCGTGTGGCTATCAATGAGGCCGGTCGCTACGTCGCGGAGTTCAAGGTTAAGGACCAGGAGTTCACCTACACCATCCACGACATGTGGCGCGAGGGCCAGTCGGTTGACCACAGGGCCAAGAAGTCCATCTTCGCCAAGCTGAACGCCATACGGCAGGCCGTGTGGCGCAAGATCGTGAAATGGTTCCGCAAGTTCATGGGCCACCTGGCGAAGGCGGAACGGCTGGACTTCCGTAACATGGTGCTCACCAACGCCCCCAAGGAAGTGAAGGTGTTCCTGACGGGTGCCACCAGCGTGGACGCCATCCTGCGGATGCCGGTGGTGGGGTACAACGTGGAGAAATGGCTGCTGCAGCTGGCTGAAAGCGACGCTATCCGCCTGCGCGCTGCTACTTTCTCGGCATCGTCTGCACGGCAGCTGCAGGAAACCACGGTGGGCACCAAGATCCTCAACTACAGCAACGGCACCAACGCGGTGGCCTACCGCAACATCCGCACCGTGGTTACGACGGCCACAGAGGGCGTGACGTCAAACGTGCAGTACGCCATCACGGCCGAGAACCCGGGCGTGTTCACCAAGGAAGTCTACACGGCGGTGCTGGACACGCGCACGAGCGCGCTGTGCCGCACCCTGCACGGTCGCGTGTACCCGATAGGGGAAGGGCCGGTGCCGCCGATGCACCCGAACTGCCGCAGCAAGCGGGTACCGCTGTTTGAGGGCCAGGGGGTGCCGCCTGTGGAAACGTTCCAGGAATGGTTCGAGCGCCAGGATGAGGACACACAGCGCAAGGTTCTGGGCAAGAACAGATACGAGCTGTGGCGGGCCGGCAAGTTGACGTTGGACAAGTTTGTTGATAGTGATGGCGAACAGTACACTTTGAAAGAGCTGTACGCGAAATACCCCGAAGCGTTTGAGGATTGACGAATGAAACTGAAAGCCCGGCTGGACAGCCTGGAAGGCATCGACGAGAAGTTCCACGAGCTGTACCACGAGGTGAACGGCCAGTACGTGCTGGAAGCCATCGAAGGGCTGCGCCAGCAGGAAGACGTGGACCGGCTGCAGGAAGCGCTGCGCAAAGAGCGCAACGACCATAAGAAGCTGCGCGAGCAGTACCGGCCGCTGGGCGACCGCAGCGTGGAAGAGGTGGTCCAGGAACTGGAACGCATCGATGAGTACCGTCTGGCTGCCGAAGGCAAGGTGGACGACAAGAAGCTGAACGATCTGGTGGAAAGCCGCATCAAGAGCCGCGTGGCCCCGCTGGAGCGTGAGAAGCAGAGCCTGACCGCCAAGCTGCACGAGCTGGAAGGTGTGGTTACTCAATTCCAAGCCGAGAAGCTGCGCCGGCGCATTGCGGACGAGGTGCAGGCGGCCATTCGCAAATCACCGGGCTTCACGCAGACGGCCATGGAAGATGCCCTGATGTATGCCGAGCGTGTGTTCCAGGTGGACGAAACCGACCGGGTTGTCACCAAGGAAGGCTGTGGCGTTACCCCCGGCGTGGACCCTGCAGTGTGGCTAACCGACATGCAGCCCAAGCGGCCGCACTGGTGGGGCACCACCACGGGTGGCGGGGCAACGGGTGGGCGAGCTGTAAGTGTGGCTAACAACCCGTGGTCCAAGGAAAGCTGGAACCTGACCGAGCAGGGTCGCATCTATCGCGAAAACCCCACACGGGCACAGCAGCTGGCCAAGGCCGCAGGGAAGGACATCCTGTAACGCTTGCCTATGGCGGAAACTCCTGGTGTATACTAAGCGCAAGGTCCATCACATGGGTGACTTGGGCGCTTTGGCAAACCCCCATTACACCAGGAGTCACCCATGGCAAAGGGCGTCGTTCGACTTTCGGACGTCATTGTTCCGGAAATCTTCAACCCTTATGTTCAGCTGCAGACCACCGAGCTGAGCACGCTGATTCAAGCTGGCGTCATCACCCTGGATGCGCGGCTGAATTCCAACCTCGCCGGTGAAGGCCTCACCTTCAACGTGCCGTTCTTCAAAGACCTGGATCAGGACGAGGAAAACATTTCCAACGATGATCCGGCCGTCAAGAGCACCCCGAACAAGATCGGTACCGGCCAAGAAGTCCAGATCCGCCTCAGCCGGAACAACAGCTGGTCGAGCATGGACCTGACCGCTGACCTGCTGGCCCACGACCCGATGACCAACATCGGCAATCGCCTCGCCACCTACTGGTCGCTGCGCCTGCAGCGCGCCTTCCTGTCGGTGGCACAGGGCGTGTTTGCACACAGCGAGACCACCCCTGCTGGCGGCAGCACCCACACGGCCAAAGACCTGACCCACGACATCAAGGGCACCACCTTCGTGGAAGGCACCACCACCTTCGGTGGCAAGGCATTCATTGACACGCTGCTGACGATGGGTGACCACATGGGTGATCTGTCGATCATTTGTGTGCACAGTCTGGTCTACGGCCAGATGCGCAAGAACAACATGATCGACTTCATCCCGGTCAGCATCAACGGTGCGGCGCAGAGCGTGCCCACGTTCCAAGGGCTGCAGGTGGTGGTCAATGACAACATCCCTGTCAAGTCGGACGGCACGGTGGAGAGCTGGCTGTTTGCCCGTGGCGCGTTCGCCCTGGGCACCGGCTCGGCCAAGACCCCGACCGAAACGTGGCGCGACCCGGCGGCCGGTAACGGCAGCGGCCAAGAGGTGCTGTTCAACCGCGTGGAATGGGCGCTGCACCCCGTCGGCTATGCCTACATCGGCACCGCCGCTGCGGGTGGCCCGAATAACGCCACCCTGGCCGCCGCTGCCAGCTGGAAACGTGTGTTCCCCGAGCGCAAGATGATCAAGATGGCTCGCCTGATTACCCGCGAATTCAAGTAATCAGCAGGGCGGCAGCTATGGCACCGCCCCACTAACTGTGGTTATCCACAGGTGGGGCGGTGCTTTCGTATTTAAGGGGATAACATGTCTGAGTTCAGCGAGATTATTGAGCGGTACCAGAATTGCCGTGAAGTGAACTACGGCAGGGACAAGAACACTGCGGAGGTGGACCCTGCGCAGCTGCAGCGGGCAGTGGAAAATGCGCTGCAGGGCAACATTGACAGCAAGATTGCCACCAGCGTAAAGACGGAGCTGGGCAAGCCGTGGGAGCAGGACGCAGACGCTGCCGGCCACCAGGTTAAGCGGCTGGGCGCGCCGACACAGGATGACCACGCGGCAACGCGCAAGTATGCGGACGACAAGTCCGCGGACGCGCTGTCGCAAGCCAAAACGCACGCGCAGGACAAGAGCGACGCCGCGCTGCGAGAGGCGAAGCAGTACACAGACCAGCGCATCAGTGGCCTGCCGCAGGGTGGCGGCGGTGGCAGTGGTGGGCCGGCCCCGGACCTGACGCCCTATATGAAGAAGGACGGCAGCACCGCCTTTACGGGCAACGTGAGCGCCGACGGCCACCGTATTACGGACTTGGCCGAGGCGTCCGCTGCTGGCGACGCCACCAGCAAGACGTATGTGGACGGCAAGGTGGCCGCCGCCGTGCAGGAGGCCAAGCAATACACGGACGGCAAACAGCCGGCAGCCCCGGACCTTTCCGCGTACCTCAAGCATGACGGCAGCGTTGGCCTCAGTGACAACCTGGACGCCAAGGACCACAAGGTCCTGAATCTGGCCGCCCCGGCTGTGGGCAGCGATGCAGCGAACAAGCTGTACGTGGACACCAAGGCCGCGGACGCGCTGCAGCAGGCCAAGACGTACACGGACGGGAAGGCGCTGGGCGGTGGTGGCCAGGCACCGGACCTGTCCGCGTACATGAAGCGCGACGGTACCACCACGTTCACCGCAGACGCCGATCTGGATGGCCACAGGGTTAAGAAGGTGGGCAGCGCGGTGGACAACCTGGACGCCGCGAACAAGAAGTACGTGGACGACAAGGCTGACGACGCGCTCACGCAAGCCAAGCGGTACACGGACGGCAAGGTGCAGGCGGGTGGCGGTGGCACGCCGCAGCCGGTGGCGGCCAATACGGTGGTACCGGCCAGCACGGGCGTAGTTTCGCCGCTGCTGGGCAAGCCGCTGGCGCTGCACACCGCGCCGGAAAACCCCGTGGTACAAGTGCCCACCCCGCCCACGTTTACGCCAGGTGTGACCATCGCCGCCCCCTACTACGGCACCCCCATCGTGCGCGTCACCAAGAACAAGGAAGAAATCGCCGCCGGCCGCAAGGCCATCCGCAGCGACTATTCCCGCCGTCAAGCGTTCAACGCCGACGGCACGCGCATGATTATGAACCGCAAAGACGGCTTCTGGTGCCTCTTTGACGGTGACACCCTGCAGCAGGTGGGGGATGTGCTGCCGGGGTTTGCCGGCGACTGCGAACCCATTTGGCACCCCACCGACCCGAACATCATCTGGTACCTGCCGATGAATGGCGTGGGGATGAAGCTGTTCGAGATGGACATCCGCACCCGCACGTCCAAGACCACGGAGCTCGGCCCGCGCCTGAAGGCCATCTGGCCGGAAGCGGAAATCTGCTGGACCAAGAGCGAAGGTGCCCCCTCCATTGACGGCCGGTACTGGTGCTGGCAGGTGGAGCGGTCCAATTTCACCATGCTGGGCATTGTGGTGTATGACCGGGTGGAAGACAAGATTATCGGCAACCTGAGCTTCGACGCCGATGACAAGCCCGACCACACCAGCATGTCGCCGTCGGGCGAGTATGCTACGGTGTCTTGGGCGTATAAGGACCACCTGGGCACGCGGGCCTACACGCGGGACCTGAAGACCCGGCACCCGGCCGCCACCACGGACGTCCCGTACATCATTATGCACATCAAGTCGGAGCACAGCGACCTCGCGCTACTGCCGAACGGTGATGACGCATATGTGTTCGGCGACTACACGCCGGGGCAGGGCAAGCTGGCCATGGTCAACATGCGCACCGGCAAGCGCACGGACCTGCTGGATATGTACGGTGGGGGCACGGCCACCGCCTACCACATCTCCACCCGCTGCTACAAGACGCCGGGCTTCGCGGTCATCAGCACGTACAGCGAGTACAAGGGCGACCCCGAGAGCGGCAACCTGCGCAACAAAGCGGATATGCAATGGTTCCACCGCAAGGTCTTTGCCATGTCGCTGGAAGAAACTCCGCGGTTCTGGCCGCTGGCCTTTGCGGACAGTGACCGTCTTAAGGAGTGGGGCGAGGCGGGGTACTGGGCAGAGCCGCAGGCCACGGTGAACCAGAACCTGACGCGCATCCTGTTCAACTCCAGCATGAACAGCACCGACGTCAACGACATCGAGTGCTACATGCTGGCGCTGCCCGCCGGTACGTTCCCCGCCGCGGACATGGTGGGGGCGGACAAGGCCTACGTGGATGAGCGCACGGCGGCGGCCGTGGCGCAGGCCAAGAAGTACACCGACAGCAAGGCTGTGGGCGGGGGCGGCGGTGGTGGTGCGGCAGCGGCCACCCCCGTGGTGTGTAGCTCGCAGTTCTACAACGTGTACCGCGTGCCGAACGATGGGGGCAACGGGGCCAGCCTGGACGGGAATGCAACGCACGTGAACAGCGAGGCCAGCCACCAGGTAACGTTCAAGGCCAACGCCACGGTCAGCACTCCGGTGGCGGGGTGGTACCGCGTGGAGCTGCAGCTGATGAACGGCAACGACATGACGTCCGGCTACTGGCTGAATAACAACATCACGAAGTTCCCCGCCGTGGTGGGCATTAGCACCGTGGCGCAGACGCGCATGAGTGGCGCTAAGAACTACGTGGCGTTCTTCGCCAAGATGGAAGCGAACACGGACTACCGCATCTGCCTCAGCAGCTATGGGCACCAGACGGGTACCGAGGGGTACTTCAACGGTGCCAACGCAACCCTGACCCTCAGCTTGGTGTACCCGGCATGAAGACCATCACCCCGGCTCCCAGCGGCACCCCCAGTGTGGCTATCCTAAGAGAAGCGGCGTCCACGGATGACCACATTCATCTAGGCCGGGGTGAATGGTTGATCAACGATCAGGTGAACTTGGCCGGTGCTAGGGCGCAGCACATTACCGCCGACCCGGAGGCGGTGGTGCGCGTGGTGTTGGACGGCAAGCGTGCGGGGGTGCTGCTGCGGGACAAGGATACGCCCACGCGGATAGCGTTGCCCAAGGTGGTGGCAGAGGGGCACTTCGGGGGCCAGGAAGCCATCATCTACAGCTATGGCGTGGGCCGCCTGCACATCCACGACACCAACATCAGCGGCGTCACCAAGGGGGCATGCATCAGCATCCGTGCCACCAAGACCGCCGGGGTGCAGGACGTGCTGGTGGAGAACTGCAAGCTGTACAGCCGCGCTTCCCAGCTGGGCGACCGCGAACAGGACGACCTCAAGACCTTCGGGGTGTCCCTGAACGCCGAAATTGACACGGGCGAGCCGCATGTGGTGCCGATGCAATACTGGAAGACGCGGCACGAGGCAGCCGGCCCTTACCACGCTATCACCAGTGTGGTTATCCGCAACAATGACATCGACGGCGGCTACTACGCCATCGGCTGCAGCGGCGTGCAGGGCAGCGTGTTTGACGGGAACCGCATGCGGAACAACATGCGGGGCATCAGCCTGCAGGATGGTTCCTCCTACAACGTTGTGACGTACAACGAAGTGGAGGACAACATTTCCAGCGGTATCCACTTGGCTTACGGTGCCAACGGCAACGCCATCCGCCGCAACAGCATTACCAGCGCCCGGGTGCAGGGCGAGGGCCAGCTCCAGGCATACGTGGGGTGCAGCGATAACCGCTTTGAGGGGAACACGGTAACGGCCACCAGCGAGCACGGCGCGAAGTATTTCGCGTACTGCGCGGTGCAGAGCAATGGCAATGTGTGGGAGGACAACCTCTTTAGCGGCAACGCCGCCAGGGCGTACTTCGGCATCGAGAGCGACTGGAACCGTACCCTGCCCCAGGATTACCACAGGGGGTACAACACGGTGGAGGGCACGGACTTCATGGCCGGCGGGGATATGCACCGCATCAGCCTCATTCGCAATTGTGTGTTGCCCGCCACGGGCTCCCGTGGGAGCATCTTTCTTCTTTCGGCAGTCAATGGATACCGTCTGGCGACCGTCGCACTGGTGCAGAACGATTTCCTGTACAATGTCCCTAAGCTCCGCAAGATAGAAACCGTGGCGGGCACCCTGACGGGAGTGATTGAGTATGGAAATGGCTGAAGCCATTAAACAGGCGCTGCTGCAAGCGGACCCCGATGACGTTTCCGTGTGGAATACGGACGGGCAGGTGAAGCTGGAATACGTCCAGAGCTTCGTGGGAAGCGCCGGCCGCGTGACGCGAGCCGATGTGGACAGTGTTGCACCGGGTTTCACACGCGCTGCGGCCAAAGCGTACAGGGACAGCCGCACGGCGGAAGCGCAAGAGCGCAGGGAACAGCGGCAGCGGGCCAGCACGCCGCCGGCGGAAGACCCCGTGAAGGAGCCCGTGCTGGAAGACACTCACATCGCCATCCGCCGTTACCTGGACCACCAGAAGGAACGGGCGGAGCAGCGTCAGGAGCTGCTGGGCACGCTGCGGAAGGCCGGCGTGGACTTTGAGCTGCTGGTGGAAATGGTGGCTGAACGGGTCGGGAAATGAACGGGCTGACGTACCGTTACCTGAAGCGGCAGCGGGAGCGGCGGGCGTTTAGCGCCTTCGGCCCTCTCATTGTCGCCCCAGCGACGGGCGACATGATTATGCCTGCTGGGGCGTGGCTGCAGGCGGGTACGGGGCAGGTGGTGTACAGGTTCGGCGGGGAACTGGCACCTGCGGCGCTGGGCACACTCAGTGTGCTCGGGCCCTATGGGGTGCCGTATCGCGTAAGGAACTAAGATGGCGCTGGTAGTGGAAACGGGCGAAGGACTGGCGGGGGCCATGAGCTATGTCAGCGTGGAAGACGCGGACAAGTTTTCCGCCTACCGCCTGACGTGGACCGCTGCCACACAGGAGCAAAAAGAGGCCGCTCTGGTTGCCGCCACACAGTACATTGACATTCGCTTCCTGCGGCGCTTCCCCGGCGAGCGCACCAAGAGCACACAGGGCCTGGAGTGGCCCCGCACGGGCACGCAATGGGAAAAGAACGTGGTACCCCCTGTGGTTATCCGCGCCTGCACCCTCTACGCTGTGCACGCCCTGTCCGGCCCCCTGTTCATTGTTCCCAAGCTGAGCGAGAGCGGCACGGCCGGCATGGTCACGGAAAAGACCGTTGGCCCCATCACCAAGAAGTTCAGCGCCATGGCCAGCGGCTATGGCAGCCGCGTTGAAGCTTTCGGCCAGTTCCCGGACGCGGACATGCTCATGTTCACCGCATTTCCCATTGGCTGCTGGGGGGCAATCCGGTGAGCAGCACCTTCGGCTATGACGAGTTCAACGAGCTGGCCTTGGAAATGATCAAGGAAACCGGCCGCGACACCGTCTTCCAGCGCGTGGTGCAGGCCCCCACGGATCCACAGAAGCCGTGGCTGGGGGCCGGGGCCAGGGTGGTGAGCAAGACCATCACGGCACCTGCCACCTTCGTTCCTATCGCCGGGAAGCGGGAGCTGGGCGAGTACGGGGTAACGGACGAAATGCTGGCCAGGTGCGAGCGCACGCTGTGGGTGGCAGCAGGTAGCGGAGTGGACGACAGCTATAACGTGGTGTTGGATGGGGGCACCGCGTGGCATGTGGAATTCGTTCGCACGCTCAAGCCGGCCGAAACCCCTCTGGTTCTGTTCATGGGGCTGAAGCGATGAAGTACGCTGAGGCCCGTGACGTGTTGTACGGGTGGGTGCAGGCATTTTGGGCCGGCACCAGTTATGCACCGCTGCAGTGGGAGGGCACGCCAGAGACGGTACCAACGGCGGACGCTGTGTGGGGCCGGGTAAGCGTGCGGCACAGCAGGGGTTGGCATAACAGCTTGACGGGTGCGCATGGGTGCATACGATACGGGAGGCGGGGCACGCTGTGGGTGCAAGTCTTTGCCCCCATCGGGGCACAGCATGGGGCAGGCTATGAGGCTGCGCAAGGTGTGGTCAACGCCCTGCAGGCCGCCAAGCATCCGAACGTGTGGCTTCATAACATCGGTCTACGGGAAGTGGATTCCAGCGGTGCGTTTCAACAGATCAACGTCACTGCGATTTTTGAATATGATGAGGTGATGTAAGATGGCCACGTGCAAGACTTACAAAATTGACAGCAACGTCACGGGGCTGTCCTACGCGGAAGAGGAATGCCCGACGCTGCTGCCGGATACCCCGACGTGGTACCCGCTGGAGCCGAACAGCTACAATGACTTCGGCGGTCAGATTACCACACTGGCACGCAACCCCATCAACCCCACGCGGCAGCGTAAGAAGGGCGTGACCACCGACCTGGAGGCCAGCGGCGGTTTCCAGCAGGACTTCACCTTCTACAACACTGAGCGCCTGATGAAGGGGTTCATGTTCACGGATGGGCGCATCCGGGCCAGTAACCGCAACGTCAGTTTCCACGGCCGCGTGGTGCCCACCACCACGACTGCAACGGAAATCAGCTTCAGCGGCACCTTCGGCACCAACAATGTGAAGCCCGGCTTCATGATGGCCCTCGAGGGCATGGGGGACAGCCAAAACAACGTGTGCGTCCCGGTCAAGACGTACACGCAGAGCGGTAACACGTGCAAGGTGGAGCTCTACGCCGCCTCGCTGCAGCCCAGCACCGCGGACGTGAACCAGAATGCTCGCGTCTACTTCTGTGGCTATCGCTTTGCCCCTGGCGAAATGGAACTGGTGGCCACGGCCAACGGGCAGCAGGAGCTGAACCGCAAGACCATTGCCACGGACCTCACCACGCTGCCCATTTCTGCCGGTGACTGGATTTACCTGGGCGACGACACTGCAGCCAACCATTTCGGAGACAAGAAACGGGGCTTCGGCCGCATTGCGTGGATCACGGCCGGCACCATCCGCTTCGACAAATGGACGTGGGAAACCGCAGGCACGGCGGCCGCATTTGCCGGCGTCAACTGTACCCTGTACTGGGGCGACACGCTGAAGAACGAGGCCGATCCCAACAAGGTGAAGCGCTTCACGTACACCCTGGAACGCCGGCTGGGGCGGGACGCCGACGGTGAAATGTCCGAGCTGCTGCGGGGTGCCGTGCCTAACGAGTTCACCCTCAACATTGCCCAAGCAGACAAGATCACCGCCGACATGACCTTCGTGGCCGCGGACTTTGCCCAGCGCGACGGCAAGACCGGCATCATGGGCGGCACCCGCGAGACGCTGGAGGTGGGCAGCGCGTTCAATACGTCCAGCGACTTCAACCGCATTAAGCTCAGCACCGTGGACGAGCTGGGCAAGCCCAGCGATGAGCCGCTGTTCGCGTTCGCTACGGAGCTGAGCGTCAGCATCAAGAACAACGTGAGCCCGGTGAAGGCCGTGGGCGTGCTGGGGGCGCTGGACACGAGCGCGGGCACGTTCGAGGTGGGCGGGAACATGACCGTGTACTTTGCGAACGTGGAGGCCACCCGGGCCATTCGCAACAATACCGGCGTGACGCTCGACATCATTATGCTGAAAGATGGCAAAGCGGTTATCATTGATATTCCGTTGCTGACGCTGGGCAACGGCCGTATCAACATTGAACAGGACCAAGCCATCACGGTACCGCTGGAAATCAACGCCGCAGAAAGCTCCTTCGGGCACACGCTCTGCATGCAATGGTTCCACTGGCTGCCGAAAGCCGCTTTCGCACAGAAATGAACCTCTACAAACAGTTCCAAACCGACCGCCATCTGGAAACGGATGGCGTGGACGTGGTCTATGGAAAAAACTCCGCGGGTGAACCCATTACGTTCCGCATTGCCCGCAGCGGCGGGGCCAACACGGAATACCGCCGGGTTCTGGACCTCAAGACTAAGCCGTATCGCCGCCAGCTGCAGAATGGCACTGTGGATGTGGCCATCCTGGAAGACTTGGTGCTGCAGACGTTTGCAGAGACTGTGGTCCTGGGCTGGAGTGGCGTGGAAGACGCTGACGGCAACGCTCTGCCGTACAGCAAGGCGGCGGCGCTGAAGCTGATGCAAGACCTGCCGGAGCTGTACCAGGACTTGCTGGAGGTGAGCCAGCGCGCCAGCACCTTCCGTCAAGAGGAACGGGAAGCCGACGCAAAAAACTGATTGCGCTGCTGCTGTACAACCTGGAGGGCCGTGGGGCTACCCAAGAGGTAGTTCTGCGGCAGTGTGCCGCCCAGGGGCTGCCGGTACCGGAAGGTCTTGCAGCCCCTGAACTACGAATGGGCCTGGAGTTTCACTATTCGGCCTTCGCGGAGCTTACTACGTGCAGGGGGGCGGGGTACAATAGCGAAGGGCCTATCACGTGGCTTGCAATCCACGAATGGTGCGCGGCTAACGGTGTGTGGGGCGAGCAGCGTGAAGACGTGTTCCATTTCGTGCAGGTGATGGACGCGGCATACCTGGAGCACAAGGCCAAGAAACTCCTGGCGGCGGCAGCGCAACATGGGAATCAACGCTAGATTCTTCATCAAGAGACTCCTCAAACGAAACGAGGAGGTACAGCAGGGCGTCCGCGACATCACTAAGAACATGGTGGCGGCCATGATGGACGAACTCGTGCCCGCTACCCCCATACGCACGGGGCGTGCCAGGCGGAACTGGCAGGTAACGATGGGGGAACATGACGTGGTGGAATGGGCACCCCGCACGCCGCCGGAAAGGAACGCAGAGGTAGCGCTGGAAAACGCCCGGCGGCGCATTGATGCCTACCACGACTTGAGTAAGCCGCTGGGGGTGCGCAACCCCATTCCTTACCTCACGCGGCTGAACGAGGGGTACAGCGCACAGGCCCCCGCCGGGTTCATCCAGGACGCCATTCTGCGTGCGCGCAGTGTGGTTAACAAAGGATTCAGGTTCCGACCATGAGTGCAACCGAAACCCTAAACATACTGGTCAAGTCGCAGGGCACGAAGACCGTTGCCCGCGACCTGATGGAAATCGGTGGGGCAGCGGAAAGGAGCTCGCGGCAGGTTGCGCTGCTGGAAGCTGCGCTGAAGCCGCTGGCGTCCGTGCTGGCGGTGGGCCAGCTGGTGCGGTGGGCTAACGAGTGGCAGGTCGTGGCGGGTAAGATCCGCAGCGTGGCGGGCAGCGCCACGGCGGCCGGGGCCACCATTGAGCAGCTGTACCGGGTGGCAATGAAGACCCACACGGGGCTCAGTGACGTGGCCGTTACCTACCAACGGGTCGCGCTGGCCGCCAAGGACCTTGGTCGCAGCGGGCAGGACGCCATCGACTTTGTGGAAACCATCAACAAGGTTCTGGCAATCAACAAGCTCACCGCCCAGGGGGCCAAGGGGGCGCTCCTGCAGCTCGGCCAGGCGTTAACCACAGGGGTAGTGAAGGCGGAAGAGTTCAACTCCGTGGTTGAAGGATTGCCACAGGTGCTGCAGCTGGTGGCGGATAAGGTGCAGGGGGCCAACGGCAGCATCGGCCGCCTGCGGCAAATCATGCTCCAAGGGAAGCTGACCAGCAAGGAGTTCTGGGACGCCATTGCGGGCAGCAAGGATAAGGTAGACGCCGCGTTCAAGCGCACCACCGTCAGCATCGCACAGGGCGTGCAGGACCTGCAGACCGGGTTCCTCAAGTTCGTGGGGACCATGGACGAATTCCTGGGGATCAGTAACGCGGTGGGCCGTGCCCTCGGGTACATTGGGGCGCACGTCAATGAGCTCATGGCGGTGCTGGCCGGCGTGGCGGCGGGCCTTGCCGTGGCGTTCGCCCCCACCGCCATCGCCCTGTTCACCACGCAAATCGGTCGCCTCATTGCCATCGTGCGTGCCGCCAACCTCGCCGCCGTGTTCGGGGCCATCGGTGCCGTGCTGTCAGCGCTCCCAGCTGTGGTTATCGGCGTGGTCACAGCCATGAGCCTGTTCGCCGACAAGATCAAGCTCACCACCAACGGGCTGGTGACGCTGGCGGACGTGTTCACCTATGTGTGGCAGGGCGGGCAGCGCGCAGCGGCAGCATTCCTGGACTGGCTTACCCCCATGTGGCAATCCATCGCCGGCCTCTTCGGCCGTGGCATTGCCGCCGTGGGCAAGCTCTGGGACGAGGCCGCCCCGGAGTGGCTCAAGCCCATCGGGGAGTTCTTTGACGGGGCGGGCACCGGGCTGAAGGGTTTCACAGTGGGCACGGCGCGGGTGCTGGACCGTGTGGTGGCGCTGTGGCGGGGCGCGTTCGGTGCCATCACGCAATACTTCGTTACCCTCATCGACCTGTGGAAGGACATCTTCGGGCGCATCGGTAACTTCGCGCAGAACACGGCAGCGGAAATCGCCAACAGCTTCCTTCGCGCCATGAACAACCTGAACAGCAAGATTGGCGTGGACAAGCGCTTCGAGCTGTTCAGCCCGGAGCAGTTCAAGACCAACGACGATCTGTGGAAGAATCTCGGGGCGGACATTGCCAAGGCTGCGGTGGATGGATACAACAGCCAGGGCAAGGCGCTGGAAAAGGCCGTGCTGGGCGGGTGGCAGGAAATTGAAGCCATTGGCCGCAGGCGCATCCTGGCCGCACGCCGGCAGCGTGCCCAGGAGGCCATGGAACTGTCCGCCAAGAGCCCGGCCATTCCGCCCATCCTGAACACGAAGCAGACCAAGCCCAAGAAGAGCGAAGCCGAGAAAGAGCGCGAACGGTGGGCGCAGCTGCTGGACCAGCTGGACCCGGTGCTGGCGGCGCAACGGAAGTACGCGGAGGGGCAGGCCCTCATTAACGAGTACGTCAAGAAGGGCACGGATGACCACACCAGGTACACCGCCGCCCTGCACAACCTGTACAAGGATCAGCTGACGCCGCTCGCCAAGATCCAGGAGGACATGCAGAAGCAGACGTCCCTGCTGAAGCTGAACTCCCAGGACCGCGAGGTCCAGAGCAAGCTCATGGAGTATCAGCAGCAGCTGCAGAAGGCGGGGGTGGCGCTGACCAAAGAGCAGACGCAAGAGCTGGGCAAACAGGTGCGGGCCATGGAGGAGCTGGCCGAGCTGTCCAAGACAATGGACACGCTGCGGCAGGACAGCTTCGGTGGCCAGCAGCGGCAGGCGGCCACCATGGTGCAGGCCCTCAGCGAGCTGCGGAACAAGGATGCCGCCGGGTTCACCCACCGGGATCTCGCGCAGGCCATGAACGACCTGTTCAAGGTGGACACCCCGGACACGTTCCAGAACCAGATTGACCAGACTCAGGCCCTGTTTGAAACCATCCAGAAGATGCGGGATGCGGACCTGATTTCTTACGAGGCATACCAGCAGGCCAAGGCCAGCGCGGCCAGGCGCGCCCACGACATTGAAATTGAACAGACGAACGCGCTGTACAACGAAATGGGCGGCCTGATGCGCAGCCGGAGCAAGACGTTGTTCACCATGGGCAAGGCGGCGGCCGTTGCGCAGGCCATCATTAACGCCAACGAGGCGGCTACGAAGGCATGGGCGCAGGGCGGTATCTACGGCGCTGCCCTTGCCGCCGCCACGCTGGCCAGCGCCATGGTGCAGGTGAACAACATCCGCGCCCAGCAGCCGGGGTTCATGACGGGCGGCACGTTTAAGGTGGGCGGCACCGGCGGGCCGGACAGCCAGATGGTAAGCTTCCGCGCCAGCCCGGGCGAGCGTGTCACTGTGGCCACTCCTGCGCAGGTGCGCAAGGGTACGTCCGCGGTCAACGAGGGGCAGCAGAGCGCGCCTAACGTCACGGTCAACCCGCGCATCGTTAACGTGCTGGACCCGAGTCTGGTGGGCGATTACCTTGGCACGGCCCAGGGCGAAAAGGCTATCGTGAACATCATGCAGCGCAATAAGGGCGTACTGGGGGTGTAACTGTGGCCATCACATGGACGCTGGTGCCGGAGTGGGAGTTCCAGGAGGTCCTGGAATGGAAGACGGACATCATCCAGAGCTATGGCTGGGAGCAGCGCATAGCTTTGCGCCAGCGCCCCCGCCGCACGCTGCGCTACGATTTTGAAGCGAACAACACGGATTACATTTCGTACGCCAATCTGATCGGGAACAACCCGGCCACCACCTTCTTCATCGGCGATTATACTCAGCTGGACTGGGCCATGTACGAAGAGGGCAAATGGATTAAGAACCCCGTGCGGCAGTGGACCGGCACTAAGACCATGGTGCTGACCAACAATCAGGGGGTGTGGGACGTAGGCGAGTTCACCGCTACCAAGACGGGTGGCGTGATATGGATGATGCGCAGCGAGGTGAACAGCTTCTGGGCCACCATGCAACCCCAGCGGGTGATAATGGCACCCACTGTGGCCACTCGCCTGAGCGAACCGCTGCGCATCACCACCTACGATAACCACAGGGTGACATTCTCGGCATCGTTCTTCCTGTTCGAGATCCCTGCCTTCTGGACCGGCACCCCTTCGTACGATCAGCTGTCCGACGGCACCACGACGGGGTATGTGCTGTACCACCGGCACCATTACACCGGCAACAGCAGCTCCACATGGTCACGCAACGTCATTACTCTCGACAACGAGATTGAGCCGCAGTACATTAGCCCCAAGACCAAGTGGAAGACCTACAAATACAATTTCAGCCTTCGCTTCAAGGTGGGCTTTGAGCTGGAACAGTTCTTCTACTTCCTGGAAGCCATCAAGGGGCGCTGCAAGTTCTTCTACCTCCCGGTGTGGGGTGCCGCCCTCAAGCCCAAGAGCGGCATCACGGCGGGGCAGAACAGCATGACGGTGGAATGGTTCAGCAACGTCAACGAGAACCTGAGTGGCAAATGGGTTGCCATTGAGTACCAGAGCCGCTGCACGACGCAGATGCTCTACATGAAGGTGAGCGGCGTCGGTCCTAACGGTGTGAACACACAGATCAGCTTCACACAGCCGCTGACGGACACGGTGCCCGTGGAACGCATACGCTCTGTGGCCTTTATCAACAAGGTGCGACTTGATAGTGATACCGTTACAATTACTTATCACGCAGACCGCAGCGCCACGGTTGAAATGGTATGCGTCAACGTCAATGAGTAACCGCACGTGCCATACATCACCACAGAGGCCAGCGAGCAGGAAGGTTCGCCGGTAGAAGTCTACGAGTTCTTCATGGCAAACAAGCGGTACCTGATTAGCAGCGGCGGGGTTGCAGATCAGGTAACGTTCAACGGCTTCCGCTGCGAAAGCCTGTCCATTAGCCGGGGCCAGGTGGTGTACACCTCGGATAATCAGAAGAGCGCCCTAGATGTGGTTATCCCTGACGACGTAACGTTCGCCCGGGACTACATCACCAAGGGCAACAGCAACAGCTGCACGCTGAACATCCACCGCTTCCACGCGTCAGACAACACGCAAGGGAATAGCGTGGTGTACTGGAAGGGCCGTGTGCTGGGCGCGAGGTTTGACGATAACCACATTACGCTTCAATGCGAAAGCGTGTTCAGTAGCATCGCCAGGGCGGGCCTGCGCCAGCAGTACACCCTGTACTGCCGCCACGCCCTCTTCAGCAGCCCCTGCCGGCTAATACGCGACAATTTCAAGTACCCCGCCACGCTGGCGGAACCGTCTACAGCGTTCGGGGTCAAGCTCAACGGCCTGCCGGCCAATGTGCTGCAGAACAAGCCGGGGCTGACGGGCGGCGTGATGGACGACGGCACAGACCGTTACAGCATTCTTTCTCACTCCGGGCAGTACATAACGCTGGACAGGCCGTGCAAACTGAACACGGGTGCTGCGGTAACGGTGTATGCTGGTTGCAACAAGACCAAGGAATACTGCAAGGATGCCATGAACAACATCGAGAACTTCGGTGGGTTCAGCTGGATGCCCCTACGCAACATCTCTGACGGGAGACCGTATTAATCATGTGGCTGCAGCTTGCCTTCTATGCCATCAGTCTGCTGCTGGTCAGCAGCCGCATTCCCAAATCGGACCGCACCCCGCCCCGTGGTTATCAGGAGTTCAAAGGCCCCACCAGCACCAGTGGCCGGGCCATTCCTGTTCTGTTCGGCACCAAGATCATCGACAGCCCTAACATCATCTGGTGGGGTAACAACAAGAGCGTCGCCAAGACCGTGCGAACAGGTGGCGGGCTGCTCAGCCACGGCCGGGATCAGGTGGTGGCCTACGAGCATACCATCAGCGTCCACTTCGCCCTGTGTCTTGGCCCCATTGACGGGCTGACCCAGATTTACTGCGACGACCGCATAGCCGTGGAAACCGACTACAATCAGGCCAAGCTGGGCGTCGTGCAGCTGGGGCGGCAGGTGTGGGTGACGGGGTATAACTATTCAATTGCCTCCCCGGATTTCTTTGGGGGCACCAACAATAACGGCGGGCTGGTCGGTATCTATGAGGTACTGACAGGTTCGGCTGGCCAGAGGCACATCCCGTTCCTGCGGGAAGTCACCGTCAACAATCAGTATCAGCCGAATTACCGGGGGGTGGCTACCGTTCTGTTCAAGGACATGGTGATTGGCTACACCAACGTCTTCCCCCGGTTCGCGTTCACCGCCGTGCGCATCCTGCAGCGTGGGTACTGGGGGTGGGAGCAATGGTACAAAGAAAAGGCCATCATTTCCAGTAACTACACGGGGCATGACGGTAAGCTGCACAGCATGGACAACATGAACCCCGCCCACATCATCCGGGAATGCCTGACAGATGAGGAATGGGGCATGGGGTACACAGACAACGACATTGACGAAACGTCGTTCCGGGAAACCGCGGACATCCTGTACCAGGAAAAGATGGGGATGTCCATCCTGTGGGACAAGCAGACGGAAATTAAGACGTTCATCCAGAGCGTCCTTGAGCACATTGACGCGGACTTGTACGTGCACGCCAACACGGGCAAGTTCGTGCTGAAAGCCATTCGGGCGTACTACACGGTGCCTAATGGGGCGGTGGTGCTGGACGAAACCAACGTTGTGAAGGTCAGCGACTTCAAGCGCAGCAGCCCCGGCGAGCTGGTGTCCAGCGTCACGGTAGTCTACAGCCGGGTGGGGCCACAGAACGAGACGGCCACGTACACGGCGCACAATCTGGCGCTCAAGGACCAGATTGGCGAGGTTTCCGTTACCAAGCAATACACCGGCTTCACCAGCGAGAACCTTGCACGCACCGTGGCGGAACGGGATCTGCGGTCCCTGAGTACCCCGCTGGCCAGCTGTACGATTGAGTGCAACAGGACAGCGGCTCGCATGAACATCGGGGACGTGTTCATTCTCAGATGGCCACAGTTGCTGGGGCAACAGGGGCAGATGGTGATGCGTGTGGCCAACCTGAATCTAGGCACCATGCTGGATGGCAAAATCACCATCACCGCCATGCAGGACGTCTTTTCTCTGCCGCTCAGCTGGGCCAACCCTCCTAGCACAGAGTGGGACGACCCGTCGCAGCAGCTCACCGGCATCGTGCATAGCACCATGGTGGAGGCCCCGTGGTACTTCGGGTGGATGGGGCGTATCAACAATGCGGCGCGGCACACGCAACAGAGTAGCTTGCTGGTGCTGGCCAGCAAGAACCGGGACAGCGACACCTACTTCAAGTTCACGGACGATAAGGGCCAGGAACAGAACGGGGTCTACCAGGTAAGTGCGGAGCTGCAGCTGGCCATTGACCGGCACGCCACACAGATTAGTGTGGTGCCGGACAGCCAGTTCGGTGTCACCGGCGGAGACATTGGCAAGGCGGCCTTCCTGGGGCAGAACGAACTGGTCCAGATTGTGCAGTACGACACCAACACCAGGGTATTAACGGTGCGGCGGGGGTGCTGCGATACGTACCCGCAGCCGCACGCGGCCGGGGAACGAGTGTGGTTACTCCGAGACTTCCAGATTAACTGGTACAGCAGCACCGCGAACGCAAGGGATTACTACACGAGCAAGCTCCGGCCGTGTAACAACAATTTCTGTCTACCATTTGACAAGGGAACCACCGTGGCCATCACCACACAGGACCGCCGGAGCCGCCCCTACGGCCCGAGCGACATCCAGATCAACGGCAAGTTCTACCCCGAGGAGGTGGGTAACGAGCAGCTGCGCATCACGTGGAAACACCGCAACGCGCTCTACAACATCTACGCTCAGCCGTTTATCGCAGACGGACCCATCCCGCCTGAAGCCAACGTGCGGTACAACGTGCAGCTCTTCCTGGGCGTGCAGACCACCGCCCCCTTCCGCACCGTGACGGGCATTGAAGGCACCAGCACTGCGTTCGACCTGCCGTCGTTCAGCTTGGCGGACGGCACGTACCTCACCGTGCGCATTGAGGCGCAGTTCACGGACGGGGCACGCAAGGCCAGCTTCCAGCCCTATATCCACACCTTCAAGTATGTCAAGGCATACGTCAACCCCACCCCGCCGCCCACGCCCCAGCCGCAGCCCCAGCCCCCCGGTGGCGGCACGCCGCAACCCACGCCCACCCCGTACCTGACCGAACGGAGCATGCGGCAGATCATTGAGTACAGCACGGGGAACAACGAAGCCGAGGTGGATGGCTGGGACGGCTGGGACGCGGTTACCAACGGGCACAGTGGCCAGGGCCGTGGTGCAGCGGTCATCCTGGGCGGCAAATGGCTCATGGGCAACGAGCCCCCCGCCATCCCCGAATGGTGGAAGGACATGTTCAAGAACCGGGCCGAGTACGAAACCCGCCGAAAAGTGTGGTGGCACGTGTTTGACTGGTGGGCCGTGATGATGTGCCTGAAGGGCAACACTGCGGCCAAGCCGCTGGCCGACATCCGCCAGATGAAGCTGTTCATCCTGTGGAAAGGGAAGAACGAGTGGGAAGAGGTGATGTCCAGCGACAGCGTGGGCTGGATTGCCTACTTCGGCCCGAACATGGGCACGGACCTCACGAACTGGACGGGTGAGTTTGACAAGAACGGTCACCAGGAAACCTATCGTGGCCGCACTCACTGGGCGCTGGGCGAACCGGAAAAGTACCCCATTGGCGGCGGGGAGAAGGGCACGCGGGTGAGCCTGCGCACTGGGGAACCGAAGCCGGTCACGCACTTCACCGCGGAGCGCTGGCGCACGGCCACTCCGTGGAACATTGAGGGGGTGATGGTAACGTGCGAAGCCCGCATTGCGCCCACCAGCCCCCAGGGGTCCAAGGTTGGCATCCACTTGGGCGGCGACCCGAAACAGCACGGCAGCAACAAGGCGGACGCGGCGAATTGGTACGTGGGCTTTGGCCTCAGCAAGGTGGTGGAGCTGACGCGGGATTGGAAGCGCATCTGCTTTGCCAACCTGGCCGGTGCCCAGGACATTCAGAGCGCAGACCGCGTGATTTCCCACGCACGGTTCCTGAGCACGAAGGTGCCCATGGCCGACAGCCTGGACTATGTGCCGCCGCCTGTGCCGCAGCCGCCCACGCCGCAGCCCCAGCCGCAGAACCCGACCATTCCCAAGGGTGCGACGTTGGCCACACTGTCCGCGGGCCGGGCCATCAACGCGGTGCAGATCAAGTACACCCCCACCGCCGCGAACGGTGAGACGTACCGCGTGAAGTTTGTGGTTATCCGTGATGGGACCGTCGTTGACGACAGCGTGGTGGAGCAGTCCTATCAGAACCTCGTTGCCGAACGTGAGTGGACCGAGTGGAAGGACTTCCCGGCGTTCCTGGAAGCCGGCACGGCCAGCGGGTACGTGGGTAATGTGGCCGTGGGCACGGCACGCATGCTGCGCGACCCCATTGGCACGGTGGCCCCGTACACCGAGGCTGTTATTCACAAGGATAACATGTTGTGGTTCCCGCCGGGCACCACCGCCACGTCGAACCCCAGCGCGCCAGGTGCAGCCATTCCCGGCACGCTGGCGGGGCTGGGCAATGGACCGATGAACGTTGTGTGGATTCGCAACAAGTCGGACACCAACACGCCGGGCTACAAGACCATCCAGTGGAAGGTGTACAAAGACGGCGAGTTCCTGGACGACTGGGATGTGGAGCAGCATTACCAGACGCTTGTGTCCCAGCGCGAATGGGAAGGGGTTAAAGAGTGGCCGGCCATTGTGAAGACGGAAGGCGAGCTGCCCAGCCCTGCGGGTAACTACAGCGTGACCACCGTGCGCATGGAACGCAAGGACGTGAGGTTCGTCACCCCTTACTACCAGAGTGCCATCCACGAGGACAAGCTGAACGCGCAGGACCTGTCGGAAACACGGCTGGTGGGCAGTACCCCCCTGCCCACGCCGCCCAACCCCGGCGGTGGTGGCGGCGGTGGCCTGTGGGACACCTACAAGCATCCCCGAGAGTACCCCGATACTCGGCCCGCTGGAAGCGTTCCGATGCCGGATCCTACCAACACCACGCTCTTCCCGCCCAACGGCTTGGTGGACGCGCAAAGTTCCCCGCTGGTGCCACAGCAGCCCCTGCTGTACCCGTATTACTGGGGCATGCGCAACCTTGGCACCCTTACCGAGTACACCAAGGAAGGCATCTGGCCGTTCCTGGTGTCAGATGGTAAGGGCGGCATGGTGTACGATATCCGCTTCTTCGATGCCAAGGCGATGAAATGGCTCAGCAACGCCGAGGCGGAAGCGGACGATCGTGTCAAGAAGGTTATCCAGATTTACGAGAACGAAATTCCGGACGGTGTCGTTTTGTGGCACTTGACGGATAAGGATCACGTGGATAGCCTGTCCGTTCTGAACACGCCCATGCTTCGCATGCACATCTTCAAGCGCAACCTGCCAGCGTGGAAGCCGTACTACCAGGCCGGCATCCACCCGTCCAACATTGACTATACCTACGCCACCTTCGAGCGCAAGGATGGGGTCACGCCGCCGCAGCCGAATAACCCGGTGCCGGCACCCAAGCCGCCGGTAACGCCAGGGGGCACGGGTGGGGGCACGCAGACGGCGGTGGAATCCAACGCCAGCGGCGCGAACTACGTGGACCGCTTCCCGCAGCTTGCCTACCCCGTGGATGCAGAACGCGATGCGTGGGACCGCCCCGTGGTGCTGCCGCCGCCGAGGATGACCACACCGGCGGTGCGCCCCGGTATCCCGTCCACCAGTGTGGCCGTCAACGTTGCCAATCAGTCCGTCAAGCTGGCCCCCAGCGGGTACAAAGCCACCACAACGAACACCTTCTGGTGCTTCGTTACGAAGCCCACGGACTACGGCTATGGCGGATGGGTCATGGACACCTACTACCCGCAGCACCGTGAAGGGTCTGCGGGCAAGAACGACATCCTGTCCTTCTTCCGTTCGGCGGACACCATAGACAACGCCATCTTGTGCAGCGACGCCGTGCTGCACCACCTGAGGAATGGCACCGCAGCACTCAACCTGTGGCCATCCGACGGTTCCATTCCCATGGTGAAGCTGGACGCACAGGGCCGGCCGGTTATGTCCACGCTGGCCAAGGCGCTCACCGTGGTGCGCTTTGCACAGATGCCCTATGTGTGCTCGGAGGTTGTTTCCAATGACAACGTGACGAGCCTCATGTTCACCGACGGCAACGTGTACAGCGCCGTGTTCATTAACAGCAACAATCAAGCCAAAGAGGTGAGCATGGCGCTGCCGAACATTGCGGGGTGGTCGCGGCGGTACGTGGACTGCTGGTATGTGCAGCACCCCGGCACCTACGAAGCATCCGAGCTCATTCAGGGCAAGCGCGAGATCCTTAACATCAACTCCTGCTGCGTGGGCTTCCCCATTCCCCCGCGCAGCGTCTTTGCCGTCAGGGTGGCATAACACCATGGGTACCATCAACTGGACCAGCCTCGATTTCAACAAGCTGTACGGCCCCGGCATGTTCCTCTGCTCGGCCTTGGCCAACACGCGGGTCGGGAACGGAAACCTGCAGGTCAGCTTCCGCTTCCGTGCCACGCAAGACAGCTACATCAGCTCTGCTCGCTTCTACTGGCAGGCCGGCACCGGCTATGGCGGCGGCAACGGCGGCACGCTGCAAATCAACATCTACCCGGATGCCGGTGGGGTGCCGAACCTCAATGCTGCGCCGCTGGCGCAATGCACCTACAGGCCGCACCTGGACGTAGGCAACGGCTCGCGGAACATCTTTGACGAGCTGTACTTCCACGGGCAGCGTGAGAACTTGGTGCGGGGCCGGCTGTACCACATCGTGCAGCGCAACCTGGACGGCAACGAGGGGGCGAACTTCATCAGTTCCAACAATGTGGCCAGCCCGCTTGGCAACCCCGACCCGAGTAACTGGCTGGCCCCGGACGATTTCGCCACGCTGTTCCGCGCAGGTAACGGCAATTGGCAGCAGCTGACGCTGGGGGATGCGGTTAAGCGCTGGCGGCCTATCCTGCAACTCACCTATGCCAACGGGCACGGCCAGGGCAACGGATGCATGGAAGGCGGGTTCATTGAGGGGCGCTTCATTTTCACGGCCGGCCCCGGCAAGGTCTTCCGCCAAGTGTTCCAACCCTCACAGCAGCGCATCATCACGGGCATCAGCATTGCTGCCTGCCCCACCACTGCAGGCCAGTCGTACATGCTCCGCATCCGTGGCCCCCAGTACAACATCCTGTACCAACGCCAGGGCACGTGCAACGTGGCGTACACCACGTACCCGCAGGGGGCACACCAAATCGGCAGGCAAGAATGGCTGAACCAGACCTTCCGGGACTCCCCCGTGACGTTCAACAAGGGGGAAACCTACTTCGTGGAGTTCACCCCGGTGAGCGGCACGTGGAAAATCGGTAGCATCCTGAACGGCACTCAGTACGGCTTCACGTACCCCGCTGCGCACAGCGAAAGCTGGGGCGAGCACGAGGTCAACGGCAAGTTCATCGGCATCAACTACCGCAGCCAGAACTCCGACGGCGGCAAGGGGGCGGCGCTGCCCCTCATGCTGCACCTTCAGTAACTGATGCCCATGGTGGCCAGGGTCTTAATGGCGCGCTGGTAGTACCAGTCGCGGTTAAGATCCTGGGGCATTTCCTGGGGCATTTCCATGGCGGGCACCGCCCCTTCGGTATCCGCCACCAGGAAGCCATTCTTGGCGTAGATCATGTTCCCGGTGTCGGTGCCGTAATACCAGCGCACGTTACCCCCCAGGTACTCCGTGCGCCCATCCCCCCACACCTTCACACACCCGCCGCTCACCTTGCGCACGAACAGGAAGTCGGCCGGCACCATGTGGCTATCAATCGTGTCCCGCAGCGGCACCCCTTCCAGCAGCCATCTGCGGATGGCGTAGATAACCACATTGCCTGACGGGTTCTTGTGCAGGCTGCGGGCACTCTTGCCGTCCGCGAACACCAGGATGCCCTTTTCCTTGGTACTGCCGTCTTCCTTGATGGCGATGTAATTGTTCACGTCCCGCGCAATGTACGCCGCGTACCGGGTCTCTTCCAGTTCCATGCCGGTGTCCCGCTCCCACTGGTGGGTAATGGCTTGCATGGTGTCCTGCAGGTGCCGGGGGCATTTGATAACCACGCCATCCGTGTTCCCGCTCACGACACTGATACCGGCTGCTTCCAGCCTCTCCGCCAGCATCAGCAAACACAGCTGCCCCGTCAGCGTCACCTGTATCAGTAGCTGCGGGCTGTACAGGATGCTATGCCGATTGCCGAACTTGCCGAAGCTGCCGTTGATGGTAATCTTGAGGCTGTCCGCCGTTACCTTGTCGCCGTTCTTCTTGGCCTGCACGCGCTGGTCCACAATGCCCTTGTAGACGGTGAGGAAATCCTTGCCCAGCTGCGGCGGGTACAGGCCAAGGCCCAGGATGATGCTCGGGTAGTAGGACGTGACGTCTTTGTCCACCAGCACATGTCCCTCATCGGCATAGTGCGTCATGCCCTTTTCCATGCTGTGCAGGCCGCCGATGCCCAGCTTGTAGATGGTTCGCCCCAGCCTTATACGAGCCTTCTTCATTACGTCCGGCATTTCCACCTTACCGCTGTCGGCAATGCGGAACTCGGCCTCTGTAATCTGCTGTAGCAGCCCCTGCAGCTGCGCGCCTTCGTATCGTAGGTAATGGGGTGCCCAGTACCTAACGACGCCCCCAGCATCCACCTCGGCCCTCTGCGGCCGCTGTCCGGTGTGCCGCGTGTACTCCGCGCCAATGATCGCCTCGGCAATCTGCGCATCACTCTTGCTGCGCAGGTCCAGCCCCCATTCCGCGCTCATCTTGGCCCGCAGCTCCAGCTGCGGCACCAGCACCTCATACAGCCGTTGCGTGGCCGTCAAGTCACCCGCCACGTTGTAATATTTCACGCACAGCATCTGGTCTGCGGTCAGCGTGGTGCCGGGCAGGAATGGCAGGTCTTGCATGCGCGGGCTGTTTGCCCGCCCCCCATAACTCTTCAGGCCCGCTTCCAGGGGGGCCACCTCAATCAAGTCGATGGTATTCCACTTGGGCTGCTGCAGGCCGTACCGCTGCAGCACCTGCCACCCGCGCTGTTCGTGCACAATGATGGCCTGCGTTGCTTCGTACAGCGTCTGCGTGTTCATGCCTGCGCACGCCAGGGCAACCATGGGGCAGTCATAGCGCAGGGAGTTGAACCCCACGGTAAGGAACGCCCCCATCACCCACCGCAGTTTAGGGATGTCCAGCGGCTGCCCTTCGCGCATTTCAAAACACAGCACCCGCCCCGTCTTGTGCTGCAGGAAGCTCACCAGGAAGTAATTCGGGTAACACTCCACGTCAAAAAATAGCGGCTGCTGCTCCAGCACGGCTTCTGTGAGATCTTGGTCCGTGAAATCGTGGAATGGCCACGCTTTGGCCTGCTCCAGCCCCGGCAGGTACCCCGGGTCCAGCCACGTGGGTTCCGGCGGGGTAATGCGCTCACGCTCCTTGACGGCCTTAACCCGGGGCGGCGGCGTGTCGTCCCAGAACAGCCCTACAGCATCCGCTCTCATTGGCGCAGGCCAGCAATGGCCCCCCAAAGGTTGTCCCCACGGAACATGCAGGGGGCGGGCCAGGTGCTGAAGTCGCAGTGTGTGACATTGCCTTCCAGCAGCTGTAGCATCCCGTGCTGGAACACGCCCTGCGGGGGCAGGCCCTGCACGGCATACGTGGTGCCCGTGTCGTCGGGCGTGGTGCCTATGTGGCCATCCAGGAAATGCACGCGGGCCATGGCGTCTTCCAAGAAGGGCTTGAGCTTGGCCAGCCCCTTGAACAGGTCTTCCGGGATCGGTACGGGGTTGCCCGGCTTGCTCAGGATCTTAACGAAGTCCGGCCAGCTTGTTTCATTGAGCTGTGTGCGCAGCCACTTGCCGCTTTCAAAGTGGAACGTCACACTGTGGTTATCCTTCTGCAGCCACGTGGGCGCTTCCTTAACCCTCAGCAGCTCCGTCACGGCCATCTTCGGTATGCACATGCGGTGTGCAAACGGCTTGGGTAGCCGGGTGGCAGCCAGGCACACGTTATTCGTGGCGTACACCATGTCGCCGTCAACAATAACGCCCATGCTCCAGAGCCGCGACGCGTCTTCGCCGATAAACGGCTGCACGCGGGCAATAGCCGCCACCAGGGCGGCACCGTCAAACCCATCGTAACGCTGCCCCGTGGGCTTCACGTGCGGGGTCTCCCCGTCAATGCAATCAATGAGCGCCCGGAACTTGCCGCTGGCCACCTTCAGCCGGCCGGCACCCGTCATACTCAAGCTGACCACATCATCACAGCTCGCAATGGCCTTAACGAACGGGACGGCCTTGGGGTTGCACTGCAGCTCCACGTCAATGGGGGCGCTTAGGGCCAGCACCCCGTTATAGCTGCGGATGGTGCCGCCCTCGATGCAGAAATGCGTGATGGCAGGAATGAAGTCCTTCTTGCCTACGGCACCTTGGACAAACTTGAGAGTGGAAAGCATTAGAAGAGCTCCTGCACGGCATCCTTGAATACCTCCGGCTTGGCGCTCAGGTTGCGTTCCATTTCACCGTAGGCCCACAGGTTATACGCGAAGCGGCTCTGGTAGCACGTGCTCAGGCGCTCGTAGCTGTACCCCTGCTCTAACAGCATGTTACAGACGAACTCCTTTTCCTGGGGCGACAGCGTGTTGACGTGCTCCCCGAGGTCATGCTTCGCGGGGTTGTTCTCGCTGATGTTAATGTTCCCGTACAGCGGGTGCATGATGGCCCCGAAGGCCGCCGTCTGCACCCACGAGGAAGAGTCGCAGCTCCACCATGGGTACCGCTCCATGATGGGGATACTGGTGATACCGAAGCCGTGTACCTTGAGCTTCGGCCTGCCGCTGCCGTCCACCAGGTAACGGTCCCATACCCTGTCCAGCCAGATCTGGAGCTGTTTGTTGCTGCTGCCCACCATGCCGCCCAGCGTGATGTACGGATACTTGCGCACGTAGAGTTCCAGGTACCGCTCATCCTCGCCGGCGTGGAAGCAGGGCAGGGGCGTTACCCCGCGCGCTTCCATTTCCTGCTGGTTCTTGTACGTCTCCAGCGGGTCGCCGATGCCGTCTAGCACCGACGCAATCAGCACCCCGTCCTCTTTGCGGATGAGGTCGATGTTCCGCTTGATGTAAGCGCAGTACTCACTAACTTTCAGCTCCACGCCCAGCGTGTACGCCGAGAACGCCCCTGAGTCCAGGAATACCTGCGCGCGGTCCTGCCGCATGACGTCTACGAAGCTCTGCTTCTTGACGTAATGGTAACTCTCCAGGATGTGCTGCACGTTGTCACAGTCGTGCTGTTCCTGTTCGTTCATTTTGTCGTATACCCCGCCACCCTTGCGGGCATTGTTGGAGTAGACGGCTGCGGCGTAGACATACATGGTGTGGTTATCCAATGGCCATGCGAAGGAACTCGTTGCGCGTTTCGGGCTCATCGCGCATGGCACCCCGCAGGGCGCTCGTAATGGTGTGGTGCCCCTGCTGGCAAATGCCACGGCTTTCCATGCACATATGGCGGGCTTTGATGACCACACCTACACCGGCGGGCTTGAGGTGCTCATTGAGCGCGTCGGCAATCTGTGCAGTAAGCCGCTCCTGCACCTGCAGCCGCCGCGCAAACACCTCCACCAGCCGGCTGAGCTTGCTCAGGCCTACTATACGGCCGTTCGGGATGTAGCTGATGGTGCACGTGCCGAAGATGGGGGCCAGGTGGTGCTCGCAGTGGCTGTACAGCGGGATGTCCTTGACCGTGACCATCTGGTCGTAGTTATCGGCACCATCCTCGAACACCTTCAGCACGGCGGCCGGGTCCTGGCTGTAGCCGGAGGTCCAGAACTCCCACGCTTTCTGCGCCCGTGCCGGCGTGTCCTTGAGCCCTTCCCGATCTGGTTCGGGGTCCAGGTACTGCAGCAGGTGGGTGAACACATGCGTCTTCGGCGGCATCGGCACAACCTGCTCTTCGTGCCACGGGAACACATGCCGCACGGTGGGGTCCGTGTACAGGATGCCCCGCAGCAGGTTATCGTCGGCACGGCTGCCGTCCCGGCGGGCATCCACCAGGCACAGCTGCAGCAGGCTATCGGCAGCGTCTTGCTTCAGCACGCTATGGAACACGGCCTGTGCATCCTCGTACCGCTCCACGGGCGTAATGGGCACCCCCGCAATGGGGCGCAGGTACTCCAGGCCCTGCCGGTCGTCTTCCGTGGGGCAGAAGACTTCCAGCATGAGCTTGCTTTCTTGCTTCAGCAGCCACGTCCGCAGCTTCTGCGCCAGCATGTCAGCCAGAGAAATGGTCAGGTACACCGACCATTCGCGTTTCATAATTTGTACGTTGCTTTGCATTTTGCCGTTTCCTCCACAACACACTCCACCAGCGTCACTCCGTACTGCGCCAGCAGCTCCGGGGCAACGTCCTCCACCATCCACTTGGCCAGGTTCTCCGCCGTCGGGTTGAACGGCACCAGCACCACGCCCAGCGTGTTCACATTGCGCAGGGTCTGGGCCAGGGGGTCCTTTTCCCACATGATGAACTTGTGGTCCAGGCGCTGCTCGAGGAACTCGCACAGCGTCTGCTTGATGCAAGAGAAGTCCACCACACGGCCCACCTTGTCCAGCGCCTGCGCTTGGCAGGTGAAGTGGAAGCGGTAGTTATGGCCGTGCAGGTGCCGGCATTTGCCTTCGTGGCCTACGACGCGGTGGCCACAGCTGATGTCGTGGTAGCGGCTGCAGGTGACAGTTCCCATTACAGATCCTTGCCAATGATGGAGAGGGCCTCGATGTTCCGGCGGGTGCACAGCACGTCGTCCGGGTCGGGGTCAATGAGGTACGGGCACGGCGGGTTCACCGCATCCCGGAGAGGGATAACCACATGGGGGATGCCGCTTTGCTGCACGGCTCGCATCGTGGTGTCATTGGGGCGCAGGTACACGTAGATCTTCCGGTAGTGCGCCCCGTACAGCTCATACCAGTCCCGCAGCCGCGCCGCCAGCGTGTCCACGTAATACCTGTCCGTGGCCTCGTCACTGTACCTGTCATTCCAATCGTACCGGCTGTACATGCTGTTCGTGATGGGGAAGCTCTCGTGCACCACCCCCGCATTCGTCAGGTGGATGTAGTCGCAGCTGTCTTGCACGTCCAGGTCATCCAGGACCGACTTGATGGCCACATGGATGTAACTCTTGTGGTAGGGCTTGGCGTGGCTGCACGTGGTAAGGAACGCGAAGGGCGGCCAGCACTCTTCGTTTTCATCGCACGTGCGCGCCCGCTCCGCCGCCAGCGTGGCCCAGTCGCTGCGCCAGATGGTACTGAAAATGTCCACGTGTTCCTTGCACGGCCCCACGTAATACGTCGTCTGGATCTTCTTCACATCATACCTCGCAGTGTGCGCCGAATGGCATCCAGGTGGATGTCGGCTTGGCGGTAATTGTAGGTGGCGGGCAGTTCCATCTTGCCCTCCGCGTGTGCCCGCAGCACCAGCGGGTCCGGCAGCATGGCCCGTTCAAACCCCTCGGCCCGCAACACGTTCGCATGGTTCTTGCCCGTGGGCGGGTATTTGCCGTCATAGCTGGTGTGGCTATAGGCCAGGCTGGCCCAGCACTCCGGCATCGTGTACGCCAGCTCCACGCCCTTCCACTTCGGCAGGTGCAGCAGCGGCGTAACAATGCGAACCTCGGGGTCAGCGAGGCTCTCGCGGAACGCCGCTTCGGTTTTCTTAATGAAGGCCTCGGTGCAGTCCGGGTAATTGGCGTTATCCGCTTGACTCACACCCGTCACCACAATCTTCGCACCGATGCTCAGGGCAAAGTTCATCGCGATGGTCAGGAAGAACAGGTTCCGCATGGGCACGAACGTCGCTTCCACGTTCTTGCCCGTTTCCTTTTCCATCTGCTGGAAGCTCTCGTACTCCTTGGGGGCCTCCTGTGTCACCAGCGGGCTGGTGCTGCGCAGCACCTGCGGTACCGCCAGCACGGTAAGCGGCACCTTGGCAAGTTTGGCAATGTTACGAGCCGAGTCCAGCTCGATGCTGTGCAGCTGGCCATAGTCGAACGTCAGGCAATGGACATCCCACCCTCGTTTCTTGGCCCACCAGAGGCAGGTCGTGCTGTCCTGCCCGCCGCTGAACACGATTACGCATTTCTTACCCATTTCAGCCATTTTCTTACCCCATTCTTACCCTATTCCAGCCCCAGCAGCTTGTGGACCTGCAGCTGCACGATGTACCCATGCCGGAGGGCGCTGGCCACCACGGCATGTCTGTTGCGTTCGTTTTGCTCCGAGTCCTGGCTGTCCATAGGCTGCAGGTACACCGGCTTCTTGCTGCCAGGCGCAGGCCGTGCGACGTAGGGAACGGCCGTATGCCGCAGGGCCGTCATGGGCAGCCCATCCTCCGGGTGCACGTTGCCTTCTTCCATCACGTATTTGTAGCAGCAAGCCGCCTCGTGCGTGCCGGCGTTAATGCGCCCCGTCTTGGGGCTGCACACCACGTACACCCCCTTCCGCTTGCCAATGTCGTCCGCATACGGCCAAGGGCTCGGAGGCAGCGTGCCGTTCGTCTCCACCTGCACGTAATGCCCGGCCTCTGTGAGAACCTTGAACAGCGGAGCCAGGTTTTGCCGGAAGGGCTCGCCTCCGGTGATAACCACAAGGCAGCCAGGGCGGCCGCACTGCTGCGCCACCAGCATGGGCATGGTGCCCACCGCCACGCGCTTCCGGGTGCTGGTGTAATCCGTATCGCAGCCGGGGCATTGCAGGTTGCAGCCGGCCAGGCGGATAAACACAGCGGGGGTGCCGCAGAAGGGGCCTTCCCCCTGCAGCGTGTAGAACATGGAGTGCACGTCCAGGTAATCGCCGGACTGCCGGTCCAGTTTTTCAATGGGTTGCAGATTGATCTTCATGGTGTGGAGTTGACCCCCAGTGTGGTTATCCTACACGGGGGTGGGGTTGCACAATGCCCGGCTATGTTACCGCCCCAGCAGTTTATCCAGCAGCTGGCCCAAGTCGTTGGCCCCGCACAGCTCGCCCCACTCTTCGTACGTCATGCGGCGCCCGATGTACTTCGCGTACACGTTCTGCGCACAAATCACCGTCATGCCCTCGTCCGAGCATTTGATGGTCATGTCCCAGTTGCTACCCATGTCACGTGCCCATTGGCTAATGCTGGCCACGGCGAACAGGCCGTCCTGCCCGTAGTATTTGGGCAGGATCGCTTCGTACAGCGTGCGCAGCGCCGCGTCTGCATCATCGTACCTGTCGCCGCAGCAGCCGCAGAGCAACCGATGGTTGTTGAACACAAACCATGGGTCCGAGGGGCCGGTTTTGGGCTGGTCTTCTTGGTCCAGCATGGGCACCCCGTGCAGGATTTTCATCAGGTCCGCCACTTCCTGCCGGCGGCTACCGCACAGAAGGAGTTTCATTTCAGGTTCTCCACTTTCAGGTCCGCGCCCACGGTTTCGAACAGCGGGTTATCGTATAGATCGCTTTCCAGCGCGGGGGTGGCCTTGCCCACCTCCTGCCAGTACGCGCACTCGTTGGCCACGTCCTGTTCCGTGGTAACACGCGCTTGGCACATGAGGGCGCTGAAGTACCGATTGCGGTACACGTCCTCCGCATACCCCGGCATGTAGGCATCCACCATCTGCTTCCAGTGGGTGCGGCCATACGCCAGGGCGTTCTGCCCTTGAATGATTTCTCGATTCACGCACCGGAAGTCATTGATGGGCACGAAGCCCACCCCGACGCAATACCATTGCTGCACGTCGATGGTCAACTGCAGCTGCAGCAGCAGGGCCTTCCGCAGTTCCCGCACGTCTTCCACGCTCATGGAATTCTGGAAGGGGCGCTCGAAGGGGCCGTAGACCTTGCGGTAGCCGTAGGCCCCCAGGCTGGGGTTATCGCCGCGGAAGCCGCCGTAGTCTTTCTGGGGCTCAGGGCTCACGTTGCGCGGGTCCGTACTCCAGGCTACCCCCTTGTTCTTCCAGCGGCGTTCCGCATCGGTGGTCTGCTCCACGGCAAACTTCACTTCCTTCCACGGCTGCACGTTGCATGCGTACTCGGCCTCGGACTGGAATTTGTAGCAGAACCACCGCACGGAACGGTCCCAGTCCGGGTTCAGGTCCACCTGCGTGGTGCGCATGGTCAGGGGCACATAGCCGGAGGTGAAGGTGTAGTAGCTGAAGGGGCGGGCACGTTCCAGCTGCTCGTTAAAGAGCTTGAAGAAGGCCTCCGTGCGCACCTTCTCGGCTTCCACAGCTGCCGGGTCTTCCTTTTCAGGTTCCGGCTTGGGCTGCACCACACCGCAAGCGGCACCCGCGCAATACGCATTCTGCGGCGGCTTGGGCTGTTCTTGGGGTTTGGGCTGCTGGGGTTTGGGCTGTTCCTGCTGCGGGACAGTGTTCTGGTTGACCACAGGGGGTGGCACAAGCGCCCCACTGTGGTTATCCACGCTCTTGGTGCTGGTGCCGCCACCGCCGCCGCAAGCGGCCAGGGTGAGGGCGAGGGTGATGGGTGCGAGGGTTGCTTTCATTTTCTTTTCCTTCTGGCGCTACCGTTGCGCCATGTGTGTATGGTAGGCCAACGGCAGCGGGGCAGCTGTAAGAATTGGTAACTGTGTGCAAGCAGATGCTACAGCTCGAGGTACTCCTTGCCCTTGGGTGTCACCCTGTAGCTGCCGTCACACGAGTAATACAGGTACCCACTCACCTCCAGCAGCGGCAGGTACCCCCGTAGCACCTCGGGCACATCCTTGTAGTTCACTTCGTCACGCATTTCGTCCCCGTTGAGGCTAACGAAACAATTCATAGCCTCCATCAACCCGAGGTTGCGTTCGATATCGTCATTGTCAAGTTTCATGTTACCTCCCTGTGCTGCCGAACCCGCCGTGGCCACGCGCCGTAGGGTCCAGCTCCTTCAGCTTCACCCATTCCATGCGCCGCACGGGCATAATGAGCCCCTGCGCCACGCGGTCCCCCTTTTTTACGCTGTACGGGGTGTCGGTGTCGTTGCGCAGGCCAACCTGGATTTCACCCCGGTAGTCGCTGTCAATGACGCCCACGCTGTTTACCAGACGCACACCGTGTTTGAAGGCCATACCGCTGCGGCTGTACACCAGCAGCACCTGCCCGGGGTGCAGCTGGACACGAATGCCGGTACCGAAAGTGTGGGAGCCGTGGGCCGGCACCAGGCCGCTTTCGTTGGCTTCAATGTCAAAGCACGCTGCCCCGTCGCTGGCGTACTGCGGCACCTTGCGCTCCTCTCCGTAGACGACCACGGGGGTGCGGAAGTTCATGGCGGCGTACTCGCACCCTGCCTTCGTAAGCCCTACGCGCAGGTTCGGCCCGCTGGTGTCAAACTCCACCAGCCCTTCATTTTCCGCTACCACCAGCGCCATCTTGTGTGCCGAGGACAGCTCCAGCGTGTAGAGCTCGATCCAGTACTCGGACAGGTCCTCCCTGTCCTTTGCCAGTTGCATGGCGCGCCACCATAGCGTCTTGATTGCCGATTCCATCAGTTTCATCTGCACCTCCGTTTCAGTTCACTGACCATGAGCTCCAGGTTATGTACCATCAGGCTCATGGCTCTGTTGTAATCCCTGCAGTCGCTGGCGTAGTTCTCCAGCTGCCCCCGCGCCATGGCGTCCCACGCCCCCAGCTGCGCCATAACCTCCAGCGCCTGCGTGCCCTTGGCCAGCCCGCTCCGTGCCAGCTGGTGCCGCGTCAGCCCGCCGTTGTCACCAGCGGGTTCCTTCTTCACATCGTGCCACATCTGGCTCATCGTTTCTTTCATGGTGTGTTACCTCCAATGTGCAGCCATGGTACCGCCCGCCCCCATTTCCTAGCTGTAACCATTTGCAACCCGCACGTCAAAAAAAACCCGCGCAGCCTTGCCCACTGCGCGGGTAAATGGAGGTAAACGACGTGAGAAACGTCAGGTCTTCCAATGCAACCTTGCAACGGTGCAAGTTTACCACACCTCGTTACTTTCCTTCTTAGTAGGCTGCCCGCCGTGCAATCTGTTCCTTCGTGTACACGCGGCCGGACACACCGAAGAACTTCCGCCACTCCGCGTACTCCAGGCGCGCCGAGTTCAGGTTCATGCCCAGGTTGTCAATGTGTGGCCGGGCGTCCCCGAACGCGACGGGCGAGCGCTGTTCCTTGCTCAGCTCCGTGTAGAGCTTCCAGAACACATATGCTTTGGTGCCAGGGCGCGGATGGCGGATGCCGTTGCGGATGGGCATGGCATCGACGCCGACCGTGAGCTTGCGCTCATAGCGCTTGCGGGGCAGCCCCTCCTGGGCAGCCTCAGCCAGCTCTTCATCCACCTGCCGCATGGCCATCTGCGTGGCTGCAGCCGTTTCCAGGTCCGTCTGGGCCTTGATCGCCTCCGCGACCTGTTCGCTGGCCTTCTGGGCCATTTTGCGCCGCTGCTGTTTCTCCTGCGCCAGCTTCACCTCCTCCTGTATGTGCTGCGGCAGGGGGGCGCTGAAGAAGGACACCGTGGGGTCCGCGGCCAGCGTGTCTTCCGTGAAGGTAATCTCGTTGTTCATCGTTGTCCCTCTTATCTTCTGGGGCGCATCACAGCCGTGGCATAGTGCCGCCACAGGAACTGTTCGCCCTCGCTATTGACGTTGATTCGCACGCCCGTTTCCGGTTCGTACGGGGCCTGCCGTGCACCATAGCTGTGGCGCACGTACTGGTAGCTGGGCAGCTCTTCCTGCTCATAGCCTTCGTCTGCCTGCAGCTGCACATCGTTCATGGACATTTCCTGGTGCTGCGCCCCCAGCTCCGCCGGGCTGTAATCCGTGTACGGCACCTTCGCCAGCATCTGCCACAGCACATACCGCAGTGTGGCCATCCTGGGCTTATCCGGCGTCCCGTGCCCCACCAGGTTAACGTACAGCGCCACCAGCTGCCCATCCGTAAACCTCAGCACCAGCACATCCAGCGGCTGCAGCACGGTGCTTGCCACGCTGCTGCAGCACAGCTCCTGCCACTTGATAGCGTCCTGCTGGCTGCAGAGCACAGCCTTGACACGCATGTGCTCCGTGTCCAGCACCAGCCACTTTTCCATTACTCTGCCTCCCCGCCCAGCTGCCAATCGCCGTTCTGCACGCGCTTGTAACCGCAGAACTTGCGCCAGCGGCACACCTCTTGGCTCACATTGTTGGCGTTCCAGCCGACTTCCTTGCCGTGCGCCGTCACCTTCTGGAAGAACTCTTTGGTCAGATAACTGTGGTCATCTTCGTCTTCCAGCAGCTCGCTGCAGTAATCCCACACATCCCGGCACACCCCGCGCAGCGGTGCCACCACGCCATTCCGGTACTCGCACAGCGTCCGCTTCGGTTTGTACTCCACGCCCTTGCCCACCGCCTCTTCCGGCGGCACCTCCCGCGTCACCTGCTCCACCAGGCTGGCAAACGGATTCCCACTCACCGGCGTCGGCACGTCATTGAAGCTGTCGTTCATGGCATCAAAGCCAGACTCGTCGCTCTCGGCGGGTTTCACTTCCGGCTTCACGCCCACATCATAGCCCAGCTTCTCAAGTTCTGCGCGCAATTCGTCCATCGTCATGTAGCTCACGCCCACGGTTTTGTGTTGACGAAGGATTTTTCTCATTTCGTCGCGTTTCATTTTGTGTTACCTCCAGGTTGCCAAGGCTATTACGCTGCCCCACATGAAACGCATGGTAGTACATCTAATTTCGACCACAAAGCAGAGTTACATCTTTTACACCTTGGCACCAGCGCTTACAGGTTTCGCGGTTCCAAACGCGCTGCCGTCCCAGCAGTAGCCCAGGATTTCAGGGTATTTCTTGTTGATCCATATCCGCAGGTGGGTAGGGCTGCGCAACCCCTCCACCCTCTCCCGCGCTTCCGCCGTGCTGCGCGGCACCGGCCCCCCGCTGCCATCCCGCAGCCGCCACCATTCCCGCGCCCTCTTGCCCGCGTACCCCGGGTGCTCCAGGTGCACGTACTCATCGAACTTGCTGAGCCCGCAGTAATACGTTGCCTTCAGCATGTCCGGGCTGCCTGCCTTGTGGTGCACCGCGTAGGTAATCAGGTCCACCTTCCGTATTTCCAGCTTCGGCAGCGCCCCCTCAATGATGCTTTCCGTGCTCGCTGTCGTTTTCACCTTGAACTCGAAGTTGAAAAGATGACCACACCTGCGGCCATCCGGCAGCAGGTTCTCACATACCTTCACGCTCAGGTGGCAATAGTTCCCGCACGCTGGGCACTCCTTCACTGGCGCTCTGCCCCCGCCCTTGGTGCCAGGTTTGCGCGGTACGTAGGCATGGTTAATTGCCCCCAGCCGCTCCGTGTTCCGGGCAAAGTCCATCACCAGGCAATCCCGCTTCCCTTCCGCAATGCGCGTCCCCCGCCCCGTCATCTGCCGCCACAGCACCACGCTTTCCGTCAAGCGCAGCACAATGATGCAATCCAGCTCCGGGAAGTCAAAGCCGGTGGTCAGGATATTGTTGTTCACCAGGGCGCGCAGCTCACCGCTCTTGAACCGCCGGACGGCTTCATCCTGTTCCTGCTGGGGCATGTTGCTATGAAGGTACCCTGCGGCAATGCCCCTCCGGTTCAGCGCTTCCGCCACGTGCTCCGCATGCTCCACGCCGCTTGCAAACACCAGCCAATGCAGGCGGTCCGCCGCCAGTACCACCGCCTCATCCAGCGCTGCCGCCGTCACCGTGTCCTTATCCACGGCCAGCTGCAGTTCCTTCTGGTTGTAATCCCCCGCCACTATGTGCACCCCGGTGGCGTCCAGCTCGTACTTCGTGCGCTTGGTGGTGAGCGGAGACAGGAACCCTTCGGCGATCAGGCGGTTGAAATTGTCAGGGGTCGTGAGGTCGTAGCAGATGTCTGTGAACAGGCTCTTCAGCTCCCCCTTCGCCGTCTTCACGTTGTCCGTAATCGTGCCGTACCCCAGCCGCCAGGGTGTGGCGGTGAGGCCGATAACCACAAGGTGTGGGTTCACGCTCTTGAGGTTGTCCAGGAACTTGCGGTACATCGTGGTCTCGGTGTGGCTCACCAGGTGCGCCTCGTCAATCAGCACCACGTCCACACAGCCGAACTTCTGCCAGCTCTTCGCTACACTGGCAATGCCCCCGAAAATGATCGGCTCCAGCGTGTCCCGGCGGTTCAGCGCCGCACTGTTAATGCCGTAGGGGGCTTGCGGCCAGTGTTGCCGCAGCCGCTCCGCGTTCTGCTCCACCAACGTCTTGCTGTGCGTCAGCACCAGCATCTTCTGGTTCGCATACATGGCGAACGCCCGACGCACGAACTCCGCTATGATGAGGCTCTTGCCCGTGCCCGTGGGCAGGCACACCACGGGGTTTCCCTTCTTGTGCCGGAAGTACTCGAAGATGCTGTCGACGCACTCCTGCTGATACCAGTAGAGGTTATACCCCACGGCTGAAGGCCTCCCCGATGCGGTAGTGCTCACACGCCGCGTGCTGCGCCGCCACATCCAACCTGTGGCCATCCCTCGCACACTCAAACACCCCGCCTGCCGCTACCCTGCCGTGCTGGCACGTCCGGCAATTGCGGTCCACCTCGCTGGTGTCCCCCATGTGGCACAGCCGGCGGTAATCGCAGTACCTGCACTCCCAGTACCCCGCGTTATCGCTCACCCCCTGCGGCGGCTTGGAGAGCCAGATAACGTTCCTGGCCCGCTCCAGGTACATATCCGCGCACTCCGGGTCCAGCTCCACCAGCTCCGCGTGTATTTCGTCCGTATCTTTGCACACGGCCATGTACAGCGCCACCGCGAGGCCCATCTTGCGCATGTAGATGTTCATCTGTACATAGTGCTCTGGCTTCGCGCTGCGCACCCCTTGCGCTTTCAGCGTGTCAAAGCTCTTACGATTGTGAGTTTTGAACTCCAGCAGCACGTACTGGTCAGGCCCGAGGTCCGGGATCCCCCGCGCAATGCCATCCCCGCTGCCGCCGAAATGCCCATCCACGTCGTTGATGCGGAATTGCTTGCCGGTGGCGTCCTGCTGAAAGACTTCCACGCCGATGGCCAGCAGGCAGGCAATGAAGCGGGCTTCTTCCAGGTGTCCACGGTTAAACAGCCGCAGCAGGCGGCCGTCGAACTTTAGGAGCTTGGCCCAGCGGAAGCTGTACCAGATGTCCCGCGGGCAGCTCCCACCAATAACGGACGCGCCCAGGTGCGCCCGGTGCCCCGCCTCATCCTGCCGGTACGCATCCCCCATGTGCGGCAGCACGCGCTGCAGCCAGTAACGGAAGGCGTTGCCTTGGTCCGCCTTCATCTGGTCTTCAATGGCCTTCATTGTCTGGACTGCGAGCCGCATGCTGGGGTTCCTTGTTCGTATTTAAAAACGGCCCGCGTACCTGCGGGCCGTGGGCAGGTGGATAACCACACTGGCACGTGTGGCCATCCTGCACAGCATTACGGCTGCAGCCAGGGCGGCAGCTGCTGCTGGGCCAGCTCCGCGTTAGCCTCTTCCACCGGGTCCACCGGCTCCGCGGGGGGCTCTTCCGCTTTCTTGCGGCCGCCCTTGGCGGGGCGTTCCTGCACCGGCGCTGCCGCCGTGGCTGCCGCTGCGGCCTGCACCGCTGCCGGCGGCTGCCAGGGGGCGGCAGCCTGCGCGGTGGGCGCGGCCGGCTGCTGCGGGGGCTGCTGCCACGGCTGGGCCGGCGGCTGCTGCACAGGGGCATCTGCAACCACTGCAGCCATGCCGGCAGCAATGCCGGCACCCATGGCGGCAGCAGCAAACGGGTTGCCCGCCGGCTGCGGCTGCGGGGCGGGGGCGGCAAACGGGTTGTTCACGGTAAACGTGCTGGCCTGCTCCACCGCACCACGCGGCACCTGCGGGGCGAAGGGATTGTTGGCCGGCGGCGTGTATGCCTGCTGGGGCTGCACCGGCATGGTGGCGGCCACGGTGGGGCCAAGGGCACCCGTGCCGGGCTTGCGGAAGCGCTTGATCTCGTTCTGCGGTTCGTACTGCCCCGTCGGGTCATTGCGCGTCGTGACGTAGAACTCCACCAGCGCCCCGTGCAGCTCTTGGGTGTCATTGATGGCGGGGCGGCCGGCGGAGTGGCACCATTGACCGAGCTCTCGGTAGCCGATTTCCACGGCCTTGTCGTTGGAGTTGCGGATGTTGAAGTTCTTGAAGATCACACGATTGGCGTGCGTGGGACCCTGGATGCGGAAGCGGGCCTTGATGTAGGCCCCCGCGCCGTCCCGGGTGGGGTTAATGCTCGTCTCATCCGCAAAGCCGGCATACCAGCCGGTGGGAATGAGGTCGAACCCGTCGCCGCCATCCGGCAGGTTCTGCGTGTTGAAGTTGAATGCAACCATGTTTCTCGCCCTCCTGTAGGCAACGTGTGGTTAACCGTGGATCTTGTTCAGCAGGTAGCCCAGGTGCGGCGGCTCCAGCGCGTCCAGCGCTCCGCTGCGGTCCTTTGCCACGTATTGCATATCGGGCTGCGTCTGCAAGAATCGCATAATACTGCCGTCCTGCTGCCTCTGCATACCGAGCCTGAACACTTCATCGAAATAGTACGGCAGGCCGGGCCCGAGCTTGGTGCCGGGCATGCTGGGGCCGTACAGCTGCGCCCCCGTCAGTTCGTCTTTCACCGCCTCTTGCTTGGCGCTGAAGTAGACGTTCTTGCCGGGGAGGTCACGGAACTTGCGCACGAGGTCCATGACCTTTTCCATCATCTCGCCGTATGCCTGCCGCGGATCCTTGGCGCTGCGCTTGAGGTTGCTGAGCACCACCTCAGCGATCTCACTGATGCTGTCCAGGCACACACTGCGCACGCCGGCAGCATCCGGGGTCAGCAGGAACTGGTAGACGTCGAGCAAGTCCTCGTAGGTCTTGATGACCACAACGGGGATATCGTAGCTGATGCCCGGGGCGTCCACCCCGTAGACCTTCTCAATGTTCTTGCGCTTCAGGCTCAGCAGGCCGCTCTCCGCACTCAGCAGCAGCGGTGCCGGCAGCGTTGCACACAGCATCGTCTTGCCCATGCCGCTGGGGCCGTACACGAGGCACTTGAGGCCGCTATCGCGGCTCTGCTGCTCCGCGGTGGTGAAGGTGAAGGCCATGTCTTTACACCTCCAGCGCCGCAATGGCGTCTTCGATGTGCTTCTTGGCCCGCTCCAGGTCCGCCACGCCGCCGTAGGCCAGGTTGAGCAGCCGATCGTTTTCCACAATGGTTTCTTCGAACATAACGAGTACCTTCTCGGTTTCGCTGACCAGAATCTCCAGCTGGTGCGGATTGCCACACCAACGGGGGGCTTCTTCCATTGCCGCACGGAGGCACGCAATGGCCTCCGGGGCGCTCATACTGCTCGTAATTGTGAGAGCCATTTTTCACGTCCTTTGTTCATCGCGTGCATTACCAGCACACGAACGGTTTCGTCCATTTTCCGCTGCCGCAGCCTGTTTTCCTCATTCAGCGCTGTCGCCAGGGCGTCCGCCGTCGGGGCGTTCAGGTTGCCCAGCTCGTACAGTACGCGCAGAACCTGCGTGCGATGTTCCGCGAGCTCATTGAGCACCTCAATGATAGCCGTGAGGCTGTCACTTGCCCGTTCTTCGTTTTGCATTGCGCGCTTCCTCGTTCAGTTTCTCCAGCACCGGGTGCTCTTTAAACAGCTTGCGCAGCCGCCTATTGTACTCCTCGCCCAGCTCTTCCCAGACATCTTCGTCCAGATCATACAGCCGTTGGAGCAGCTCATTGCGCTCGCTTTGCAGCTCGCTGGCCAAGTACAGCAGCGCCGCCACCAGTTCGCTCACATCGTGGCTCACTCCAGCCATTGCAGCACCTCCTGTTCCTGGGGGGAAAGCTTTTCGCTGTCCCACTCCGCCTGCAGCGCCGCCTGCTGGTCCGGGTCCAGCTCCTTTACCAGCTGCTGCAGCCGCCCACGGTAGCGCTTGGCCAGGCGCAACGCGCCCATGAACTCGTCCTTGGCCTGCCGCCATGCGTCCAGTTCGTCTTTCATTTCAGCTTACCCCCACACAAAGTGTCCATCTTGCTTTCCAGCTCCGCCGCCATCTTGTCCGCTTCCTTCTGCCAGCGTTCCTCCAGCGTCTTGGCCAGCGCTTCGTCCTTCACCGTCAGGGCTTCCAGCGCCTCGTCCCTCTGGTCCCGCATCAGCGCCGCGCAGTTCATGGCCGCCTCGAAAATCTCCTCGGCCGTTTCCACCGCGATCACTTCTGTTTGAATCACCTTCATGTTTCTGCAATTCCCTTGTTAGTACATCCACCACATCCTGCCACCCCACCGCCAGGGCTTCAATTCGCCCATCCAGCGTGGCTTCCAGCTCCGCCGCCTGCACGGGCTGCGCCGCGTGCAGCGCCAGCAGCAGCAACGCCCTCTGCTCTCGCAGCTCCGCCGCATACGCCACCAGCGCCGCCAGCAGCCGCTTCCCGTGCTCCGGGGGCAATTCAATCGTCCTTTCCATCGCCCAGCCCCTGTTCCATTTCATCGCGGAGCATTGTGGTAATCGTCCGGTCCGAGGTCTGGAACTTCCTCAGGAGCGCCTTGGCCTTGGCTTCATCATGCTCCGCCAGCGCCGCCAGCGCCTCCTGCCGCTGCCGGTCCAGCACCTGCAGGAAGCCGGACATGCCCAGCAGCGTATGCTGCAGCATGCCGATCAGCCGCTTGAGTTTCTTTTTACTGGCCATGTGCCTGCTCCTCTTCTTGCGCGCGCTGCTCGCGTTGGCGCTCACGTTCCAGGAACCACGTGGCCTGTGCGCATTGCTTGCTCATTTCCTCGTACTGCGTGTTCAGCAGCCGCACCAGCTGCGCATGCTCCTGCTCACCCATGTAATTGCCCAGCACGTTGATAAGGAACTCCCGGTGCTGGCGCATCAGCGTTCCCATGTTGATGCTGGCGCGCAGGATAACCACAAGCTCCTGCGGCGTGAACTGGGCGCGGTACTGTTTCGTTTCACTCATTTGCACAACTCCCCGTCCAGTTTCGCGCACTCCAGCGCCACCCGGTACACCTCCAGCTTTTCCTTCAGCTCCCGCATCTGCTGGCTGGTGTCTTGTTTCTTCGCTTCCAGGGCCTCGATGTTCCACATGTGCTGCACCAGGTTATTGGAAAGCAGCCTCAGCAAATCGTACAGCATCATGCCACCATCCACCTCACCAGCCACAGCACCCCGGCCACGCCGGCCCCCGTTGCCAGGGCGGCCAGCAGGGCGGCCTGCACCCTGCGGCTGCGTTCCAGCATCAGCATCTTGTTCATTGTGCCGCCCCCTTCGGTGCCACTACCTTCATGGTCGGCATCCCCTGTTTCACTTCCATGCACAGGTTCATCACCTGCTGCTGCTCCGGCGTCAGCGCGTTGTAATTGCGCTTGTCCAGTTCCGGCTTCCACCGCACCACCGCCCTCGGGTCAATGCCCTTGTCCAGCAGCTCCGGCATCAGCTCTTCCACCACATCGGGCAGCACCTTGTACGTCAGGCTCCAGCTGGCTTCCAGCGTCCAGCCGTTGCCCAGCGGGCGCTTCTTGGTGCCGGCAAAGTCTTTGCTCACATCGAAGCTCTCGGCGACCAGCTTGCGCAGCCGCGCCTCCTTCTCCTTCAGCGCCTGCAGCTGCTGCTGCGCCTCATACCATTCTTGCAGTACATCCATTGTTTACCTCCAAAGTAGATAACCACGCTTTTGTGGGGGTGTGGTTAACCGCATGTGCACAGTGTACGCCCCGTTGCATCTATTCCTGGGTGTAACAAACGTAAAACAGCTTCGTCGCCGCGTGATACTGGAACCTGTCCCTCACGTCCGTCCCTCCCACCTGCTGCAGGGTGCCTTGCGAAATCAGCTCATCCTCCACCTGCTTAAGCGCCAGCCTCGCCCCCAAGCGGTGCTTCCTAAACGGGGCCAAGTCCTGCACCCTCTCCATCAGCCAGCTGTGCGGCACCACGCCGGCCACCCGCAGCCTCTCTTCACACTTCTTGGCCCCACCCGCCAGGTACTCCTTAATCAGACTCTGCACAATTTTTATCTGCTGCGTCTCCGTGCTGCCCCCCACCTGTCCGCTCTCCACTCTTCGCAGCAACCCGTACACATCCCGCAACACCTGCTCCGTGGCCCACACCGCCTGTGTCTCGCCCACAGTCGGTTTCATGTAACTGTCTGCCACCGCGCACAGCGCGGCGATTTTGAGCGCTTTCAGGTGCGCCCTGTTCCACACCTGCCGCAGGGCTTCATCTTCGCGGCCGTAGAACTTGCTGACGCAGAACCGGTCAAAGTCCTCGAAGATCTTCTTGGCCTTGTCCGTAAACAGCACGTCCGTCCACGTGTTCGTCATTGCCAGCTTCTCCGCTTGCACCGCCGCCTGGGCGAAGTACCTCACGAGGTCTTCTGGGAACACGTTGTTGATGCGAGCGTTCGTAATTGGCCGGTCGCCGTCATAGTCAATGATCCAGAAGCGGCTTAAGAAGCCGTCGGCCAGGATATCATAGCTCAGGCTGCTGTAAAACAGGTCGGGCGTCGTCTCCCCCACCAGCGTGACAGCGACGTTTTTGGCCAGCTCCACGGTCTTCTCCTTGTCCGCGTACACCCGGCCCCCCGCCACGCTCCCCGCGGCGCTCTTTTGGAACAGGTCCGTCACCTCCCTGCGTATGCCCAGCGCGTTGGCGTTGGTCACATCCCCCAGCCCCTGCACCACGTACCCCCACTCCCCAACGAAGATGGCCACGCTGCTGTGGTCATCCGCCACCATCCGCCGCAGCGCCGGCCCGCTGGCAAAGGCGCCGAAGTGGAAGAACCTGCCGGCGCTCGGGTTGAGCTTCTGCAGCGCCTGCATAATCCGCCCCGCACTGCCCAGCACCGCTTCTTTTCCCACCGCGCTCCTTCCCACCATCGTTATGTACAGGTTGAGCCCCGACTGAGGGAGCTGCCAGCTGTGGCCAAAAAGCCCGGCGGCCACGGCGAAGGTGCTCGTTACCGCCGCCTGCAGGAACGGCAGGTAGCTATTCTCCATGCACCACCTGCTCACCTCCCCCAGCCGTCCCGGCGGGTGGCTCATCTCCACCCCCAGCACGGCCTCCTCCGTCCACTCCGCAGGCCACGGCCCGCGCAGGTCCTCTCTCATCAATCCGACGCTAGGAGGAGTGACCACATGGGGGGCCACGACGTTCCCCGGCCTTACTGCTGCCTCTTCACTCGTCCAGGCCACGGGCCAGCTCACCGCCGGTGCGGCCGTTTTCGTACTCCTAATGCCCCCCTGCGCTGCGGCCACCGCCGCCGCCAGCCGGTCCCTCTCCCGCTGCTGGGCTTCCAGCTCTTGCAGCCGCCGCTGGCCGTACAGCCCCGCCGCTGCCTGCCCTACCCCTGCGGGTGTGGGCGGCAGCTGCACCTGCAGCGCCCCTTGCGTAGGCCCGGCCCCGGCGGGTGCGGCCGTACCTAAAGCGCGGGCCGCCATGGCCGCCGCCCCCGCCGCCACCATCTCCCCCTCTGCCAGCTCCCTTACCTGCCGCCGCCGCACCCCCATCAGCGTCCTTTCTGCGTACCCCCCACGGTGGGCCTTCTCCCTCCGGCCCAGCCCGCTGCGCCTAAACAGCCGCAGCACCTGCGCATCATCCGCCCTGACGTAGAACCCCAGCATGCTCATCAGCGCCAAGTCCGCCTCGCTTTGGCTTCTGTACTCGCCCTCCCACTGCCCCCGCCACAGTCGTTCAAATTTGTCCGCGTTGTCCGCCGCCCGGGCCACCCGAAGTACCTCCTCATCTGTGCCCACCACGCCGGCCACCTGCTGCGCAGGCCGTACCTGTTCATCTTCCTTGCCACGGAGCCAGGGGGGAATGGTGCTGATGGCCACACTAGGGGTGCCCAGGGTAGGGGTGCCGGGGATGGCCACACTTGCGGGTGCCTCCGGTACCGGCTGGCCGGGCAGCGGGGTGGCGGCGGGCTGCAGGGGGATGGCCACACTGGGGGGTGCAGCGGGCGCGGCAGGCAGGGTAATGCCCAGCAGGCGGGCAGCGGCCCCATACGGGCCGGCCACGGGGCCAGTGTGGTTAACGGCTTGGCCGGCAGCGTGCAGGCCGGTGCCGGGCAGGTGGCCAGCGGCAGGGTGGCCCATCTGCTGCCACATCCCCGCCAGCAGCTCATCTACACCCCCGCCCCCTGGCAGGCCCGCCGGCCCACACCCCCGCACCACATTGCCGGTGCAGACCATGAACCTCCTGCCCCCGTACACCTCCACCCCATCCCTCTTCCGCCCCTCCGGCCACACCCCCCTTACCCATATGTGCCAGCCACACCCCCCGACGCTACTCTCCACATACGCCCCCACCCCCGCAAACGCCGCCAGCACGCGCTTAAAGCGCGCCCGCACCTCCCCACTCTGCCCCTCCCGTACGTCCAAATCCACACACACCAGCCCATCCCCCTCCTCCATCAACACCCCCAGCCCCACAAACCGAGAGTCAGATAACCACAGGGCCACCGCATCCTCTAACCCCATCCGCTCCGCCCCCGGCCCCACCATCCCACTCCACGTCCACGGCCTCTTCTGCTCATCCGCCACCGCCCACACCTGCCGGCCACGCAAGAGCCCGAAGATGCTCTCCGTCTCACCCCCCGGCCTGCACAGGTGCTCCACCCACCCCAGCACATCACCACCCATCATGATCAGACACTCCTGTACACCGACAATTGAAACACACGCGAAAAAGGATGACCACACTTGTAAGGGCACACCCACAGCCACGCATGGTACCGCCAGGGCGAGGGGCATGGACAGGGGCAGCGCACGCAAAATAGGAGCCCAGCCCGTTCCATACCACACTTTGCCGCCCCCCGCAACTCGCCCGATCGGCCCGATCACCCCCCGAAGCCAAATGCAAGTGATTTTAATTTGTTAAATTACCCCTTCAGTTTGTTAAATATCAACGAATTTCAATCAAAAATCCCCCGAAAAATCTCGATAATTAGCCGCCTACCTTCTTGCTGCACTGCACACGCAACAAAAACGCCGCAATTTGCAACAAAAATCTGAATTTCATGCTCAAATCCAGGGATCCAATTGTTCAAAAAGACCGGAAAAGACTTGAAATTCACCCCTTCTTCGGGGTTGGAGGCCATGTGTGTCCGATTTTTGCTGAAAAAGGCCACCAGGCCGCGAGGATAGCCACACTTGGGGGTGCACCTCGGGGCAAAAAGCCAAGTAAATATTTCGAGTTTCGGAGTGGAAAGAATTTTGGCGGGAGGCCATGCGGCTCTAATGTTCGGTTAACAATGTAAATGCAAATAGTTTGCATTTGCATTTTGCAATAGGATACCCACACGTAGGGGCATACTGGCATCTCCGCGGCCACGCGGCTCTGCAATAGAGCAGGAAATTCGGGGGAGGGGGCGAAAGTTGATCGAGTCAGATCGAATCGATTTAGCGAAAATCGCGGAAGAGCGTGGCTACTTAAGTGGAAATTCGGGCGTGGAGGGGGGTGAGGGGGCGAGCGGTGAACGCCGCATGTGGGATTTCTTCACACATTTGATTTGATTTGACGCCCGTACAAAGGACAGAGAGGGCAAAACCCGAGGATAGCCACACGGGTCGGGGGCGAAAAAGGGGTGAGAGGGGCGAGGGTAGCCCGACAGCAGGGTGAAGCCGAGTCACAAAGCCATGAGGCTCCGAAGATGGCCACAAATTTCGGGGAGGGGCCCGAAGGGGCTCGAGAAAGTTGGCAGGCTGCTGGAAAGTTGCAGCCCGAGAGCCGGGTGGCCGGCAATAGAAGATATAACAATGTACAAAAAAACTATAAAAAAATTGCCTTTTGGTTATTAAATCGAAGTGTTGAAATTTCAACTTTTTTGGCCGTGCCGACGCGCGAGCCGGGCCGGGACGCGCGGCCGCCAAAATAGGAGCGCAAAAAGATCCGCATTCCTGTAACAAGAATTAACTGCGTTTAACGCTCTTTAACAGGTTTTGCTTAAAACACAGGCAATCTTCAGCTCTATTTACCGCGCGCGCGCGTATAGGGGCGTGTGCGCCGGGCGGGGGCGCTGCACCCCGGCCCCTGACGATGGGAAGAAGTGTGGCCATCGGATAACCATCTCTCCCGGGGGCCCGACCGAAAACAGGCCCGCCACGGCCCGATCGCCCTCTGGGGTGCGACAAGGGTATTGACTCACCCCCAAAAATTCCGCCAGCGTTCCGTTTTCGGCCGAGGCGTCGCGTTTGGGCCGACTGCCTCCTGTGCAAATCGGTGGCCACTCTCTCCCGGG